CTACCACTTCGAGATAATGGCACATCCCTTGATCAGCGCCAGCGCCTTGTCGAGTGCCGCCCGCAGCCGCAGGTCGACCGCCGCCAGAACGCCAGCGTCGTGCGCGGCATCGCCAGTCAATTGGTCGCCCACGCGCGCGGGCACGGCGGGCACGTCGGCCGGATCGATACAGGCCACGGAGACCGGCGTGAGAACCTTTTCGACCCGCACATCAATGATCGGAGGCGGCGTCTTGCTAGCGCAAGCACCCAGGAGAAGCGGTAGCAATACAAACAGTGCTTTCATTTTTACCGCCCCTTATTGATTGATTCCTCGGCAGACAACTTTGTACTTAAAAGTCTGCGTCGTATCGTATTTACATGTAATCCACTGATTTCAGCTAATTCTGGTATGGTAATTTGGCGACCTTGATATGAGAAGTATCTTGTTTTGCGCTGATTGCGGCATTGAGTTTTTCGGTCGACCCAGCGGCAGTTTCCCGCCTCATAACCTCTATCGTTATCAATGCGATCTAACTCAAGATTGTCAGCGTAACCGTTATTCGTCGCCCATTGATGAAAAGCAGAATAATCATCCCACTCCTCACTAAAATTTATCCCGCGTCCGCCGTAATCCGCAAAATGCTTATCACGTGGATTCCTGCATCGTCCCCGCGCACCAATCCATATCTTGTGAAGCCGTGTTGCGCTTAGGCCATGCTTGAGCATCTGGTCTGCACGGCATGCTAGATCGCATTTCCTGCATTTGGGCAAAGCGCAGTCGCATTTGACCGATTGCGCCATGCGCTCAAAGGGCTCAGAACCACAGTCGCATTGCCACAGATAAATGCTTCGGTGGTTGACGATCCGCAGAAATTTGAGTGCGACTAGCTTTCCAAAGCGCTGGCCGGTAAGATCAATGAAAGCCGACATCGCCATCTCCTTTGGCTTGTTGGTCAGGCTCTGGGAGGCGCGACCAACGCCTTTCAGAGCCGCTGAAATCATAGCTGAATCATGATTTGTTCTCAAGGGCCAGGATCATGCGGCGCATCAAAGTTCCCCCTTGGCGGCCATCACAGCAGCAGGCGTTCGGCAATTCACAGAGGATGACGGCGATGCCATCTCAATTGCGCGTGCCAGCGATTCCCGCTCGGTGTTGCGCGGATCAGTCGCAGCCAACGCATCCTTTCCAGCCTGCTTGCGTGTATCGCCATCAGCCTTGAGCCGCTGCACGGCGGCGTTCTGCAACTGGAGAGCGTCATGGAGCACATCGAAGCTTCCGCGCATGATCTCAGCGGCCCGCCGCCAGTCGTGTTCGGCGCTGCGCCACTGATCGCGCTCGGCCCTGAGGCCAGCGATCTTGATCGGCCAGATGCGCAGGCCCTCAATGCGGACCGTCTGGACCACGAGCAGCAGGGCGAGGGCGGTGCAGATCGGCCATGCCAGCGGGGCGAGGCGGGCGGCCAACCATGCCCATGCCTGGGCAAGCAGGGCGGCGATCATACCTCACCGCCCGGCAGATTGGGCTGGGGCAAGCGCCGCGCAATCGTCGGGAGCAGGAAGGCCAAGAAGCCCACTGCCACCGATGCCACCGGCCTCCATTCCTCGGGCACATAGGCCACGATTCGCGGCAGCAGGGTCGGGTCGCTCATGAGGTAGCCGATCAGCAGGCCGCTCACGGCAGCGATCTTGACAGACCACAGGCGCCAGAGGGCGCGCGCTTCGATCACGGCCTTGCGATAGGCCGGGCTGGCCTTGATTTTGGTCCAGATGCTCATGCGATGACTCCCATGCTTCGTGCGCGACGGGCAGCAACTTCCGCCACGCCGATCAGGCCGCCATTGACGGCCCGGCGCAGGCCCGTGAAATCGCCCCGGTCGCAGTAGCTATTGGCCTTCGCGCGGCCCCAGTAGTCGCAGAAGGCGCGCGCCATCGGCACGGGCTCGCCGCCGTGGATCTGCTCAGAGGTCACCCCGAGCCGATAGAGCAGCAGGTCGTATTCGGCCCGGCCCGTGTGCTGGATCAGCCCGCCGCCTCGACTGTTCCAGCCATCATCGTCATCCGTGCCGTTGAGCTGGTTGCCCATGCGGCCGCCATAGACGAAGTTGGCCAGCTCGCGCGGCTTGCCGACGAAGGCTTGCGCGCTCGCCAGCGTGGGGAATCGCCTGGGCCAAGTGCGCATCATGCCCGCCGCTGAATAGCTCATGTTCTCGGCAAAGCTGGTGTATCCGCCGGTCTCGTTGCCGGTCTGGGCAAGTGCCTCGGCGAGCCGGGCGCGGGTGTCCACAATGCCTGCCTTGAGAAGTTCCGGGGCCAGGGCGGCGCCAAGCGCGCGCAGCGCGGCATCGGGCTGGCGCTGGGCCTGATGGGCGAGCAGGGCAGTGCAGGTCTTGCCGCCCCACTGGCCATCGATCGGACCCGGATCATAACCCTTGGCGGCCAATGTGGATTGCGTTTTGCGAATGTCGATCATGGCGTTTTCTTCCATGGAGACCAGAGAGAGATATCGAGCTTTTCGGCTGTAGCGATCACCCCTTCGGCCACACCGATACAAGCGAGCCCAGCGATCGCTCCCGCTACCGTCGGAGGAACATCGACAAGAGGGCGCAGGGATTTCGCGACGAAAGTGCCGAACAGATAGGCGCCGGACAGGCAAAGCAGGGAGGCGAGGATACGCTGCTTCCAGACCGAGGCCGGGCGCAGATATTCGCGCGCGCCGACGGCGAATGCGCCACCGCCGATCAGCTGGGCGGCATCATTTCCGATTGCGATCGGATCGCTTGGTACGGGCATCAGAGCGCCACCATGCGTAGTAGGTGCTGGAGCCGATGAGATAGACGGCCAGCCCAATGATCAATGCTGCGTCCGATGCCATCTGCCACGCCTCCAGCAATCAGGAATTGCGCAGCAGCGGCACAATTTATGGCGGCTGCATAGGTCCAGAAACCGATATATCGGTCGCCATCAGCAATGTGCAGGCAGCGCCAGAAGATCATCCCAAGCGAGATCGCAGCGACCATGCGGTCCCTTGCCCCGCCATGGCAGGCGCGAAGGGCGACGATCATGCAGAGGTCGCAGAGCATCATCATGACCGCCCGATCATTGCCCTGATAGAGCGCGCCGATGATCCAGGATGAGGCCGTGGATGCGGCGAGGATGGCGATCACCGGTCGCGGCCCCACGCGATGGAAGGCCATCGCCCAGAGCGCGGCATGCGCGGCATAGACGATGGCCGTTTCCATCACTGCTCCTTCGGCTCGCTGGCGGCCATGAGCGTCTGCGGCTGCACGCCGGCGACAGCGCCGTGCGATTGCAGCAGGCCGCTCAGGATCGAGCATTCTTCCGCGTGGATCTTGGCGAGCTGCGAGGTCAGTGCAGCCTTTCGCTTACCGAGATCGATGAGGCGATTTGCGGAGTCGTCCATTGTGCGTCCTTTGGTTTACCGGGCCGGGTGGCCGCGATGGGTTGAAATCAGTTAAGCGCGATAGAGCGACGCCCGCGTTCGAGCATGGTCTTCAGGCCGACGCGAGAACCGGTATCGTTGTATGATTGATCGTATCCGGCCCATGCCGCCCGAAGCGATGCAAGGTCGGAGATTGCGGTCCCGCGCACAGTTCCCCATGTTCCAGAGCCGCTCACCAGATACGAGTTCTGGTCGTTGATGCAGCCGCCCGCGTCGCCAGTCGCGCTGTCCCACGAGATCAGCGTGCCGATGGGCGCATGAAACCGGCAATTTCGGACAGTGTTGTTCGCGACCTTCGAGTTGTTCTCGACGTTGATGCCGACACGCAGGGCCGGAGAAGTGGCATAGCGGTTATAGACATCCACATCCTCGACAAGGACGTTCTGGCAGGCCTTGAGATACAAACCGGACAAGCACCCGCCATAGACGGTCGCACGGGTGACGCGAACGCCGGTCGCATTCTTGATCACGAGGCCCTGACCGTTCGATGTGTTGTTGCCGCCGAAGAATGAGCAGTCGATGACCGTAACGTTCGAGCACCCGGCGCCGATAACGGAAGCGTGGCCGGTCAACGCGACAGCCTTGACCCGCGTGATGATGCCGGTCGTGGTCTGGCCGGTCGAAGCATCTTCGCCGATCTGCATGCATGTCCCGGCGACGGACGAGCCGTAGGCGCACAGGTCAAGTTCGAAGAGCTTGAAATCCAGCACGCCCTTCATGCGGAACGGAAAATAGCCGACGTGGAATTTGCACTGGACGAATGACAGGTCAGACACGAAACCAAGCTGGCTGTCGAAATTCACGCCAGCGATGGGATACGCCCCGATCTGTCGGATTTCACAGCCCTGCCAGAGGATTTTGCTGATCGTGTAGGTGCCCCCAGAGCCGGAGTCCCACACGCTCTGCATGGCGGTATTGGTCCCGCCAGATTGGCCGATCACATCCCAGCGGCAGCCGATAAACCGGATGTTTGAAGTAGTCGTGTTGAGGAACCGCATGACAGACGTTGCCGTAGCCGAGTTGTTGCGGAACACGATGTTTCTGAACTGGATGAACGAGCAGGCGCCGACTTGGACCGAATAGTTCCCGCTGGTCCCGGTGATGACGACACTGCCCGGCGCCTGCGGATCGAGTAAGCTGTAATTCGGTTCGGGCTCGACGAACACGAAGTTTGCGAAGTTCTGGGTCAGGTAGAGGTAGCCAGAGCCAGAGTTTTCGGCATAGGTTCCCCCTCCCATGTAGATCACATCGCCAGCGGCTGCCACAGAGAGTGCCTTGACGAGCGTTGCATAGGGCGCGCCGGTTGCACCGGTCCCGGTCGTGTCATTGCCGGTCGTGCGGACGTAAATCTCAGCCATTAGCGCACCTCAACCGTTTCATTTTGCGGGATCAGCAGAGGGTTGCCGCTCGATCCACGCCGGACCCACAGCGCGCCAGAGCCAGTGCAGTCGTTGCGGAGGGATTGCACCTGCGAGGCGGCGGGTAGCGTGATAGTCGCATCTGCAGCCAATGCCCCAGTGAACCGGAGCGCACCATAGGATGCTTGCGCCTCCGTCAAGGTTGCGTTTCCGGAAATTGACACGGTTGAAGGTGAACTGATCTGCCGGGCCTCCGCCCCTGCGCCAGAGGCGAGTGCGCGCGCGATTGAATCCTTGGCCACGGGTTACTGCCCCCCGCTGATGTAGAAGGTTCCATCGCCCAGATTTCCGCCCAGCGAGATCCATTCGCCACCGCTCAGGTCGTAGCGGCCCACGGCGCTGATTGAGGTCACACCGGTGGTCTTGCCCAGCCCGGTGTCGGCATAGGCGCTGCGGGCGCTCTGGCGATCCGAATTCGGGCCGCCCATGATCTGGCGCGCAACTGCCGGTGCTTCGGTGCAGAAGATGGTGACGGAGGGGAAAAGCGTCGCGTCAATCGGTGTCCCATCCCAGGTTTGAGGGCTAGCGGTCGGGCCGCCATACATGAGTTGATTTTTGAACTGCATGGTCAGGCGTCCTTTCAATCAAATAGGTAGGTAGTATCGGCCTGCACTTGGGCAAACATTGCAGCCTGCCCGGCAACATTCGGGTGGGTTGTGCCATCCGAATAAAGGCTGGAGTCGATGGTCACGCGGTCATGATTGACCGATACTGCCGACGCAAAATCGATATAGTCGTAGGGGCCGAAATATTGGCCCATCACATCGGCATTCATAGCCGTGAGCTGACTCTGCTTTCCGGTGATCCCGGTGCGCGGGATGTATGTCGTCAGCACCGGGATTGCGCCCGCCGCCTCCACGGCAGCGATGATGGCTGCCATGTTCGCCCTCCAAGTGGATTGCGAGGCATCATTCGTTCCGATGGCCAGCACGACATAGCGCGCAGCCCAGATCGAGATATCGGTGGCCATGCGCGAGATCACGCCGGTTGTTGTGTCGCCGCCGCGCGCCGCGACAACAACGTCCCCCCGGTTGCGCGCTGCGTCGAGCTGATAGACCCAGCCAGTCGGCCAGTTCGTCGTTCCGACGCCAACGGCTGAATTTTCACCGATGCTGTCGCCAATCAGAACTGCCCACGGCTGCGGGCGGCTCGCCGCGCTGTAGTCAAATTCGGTGACGGTGGGGGTGCCGCCCAGGTTGACGACGCCCGGCGCGCCAAAGAAGCGCACCAGATTCCGCGTGTCGCTGGTCTGGTTGTAATCCCATGACCACGAAACCGACTGCTGAGTCAGGCTGCGGGTGACCTTGGCGGACATGAGGAGCCCAGCCTTCTTGGTCTCGACAATATAAGTCTCGCCCGCAACGATGAACCCGCTCGGCAGTGCAACACTTTCAGCAAGCGTGGCGGATTGTGCGCCGTCAAGGGCGTAGATATCGAGCGTGTTGCCCGGCCCGTTGATGATGACACCCGAACCCCCGTAGCTTCCAGTGGTCGAGGGGAACAAGGCGACGCAATTATAGACGATGCCGACATGATCAGTCGTTGCCGACAGCTTGATCTTGGCCCTGGCCGTCTTGTTCGCGATCACACTGGGCTGCGCGAAGATGGCCTGCTGCGTCCATCCTGCGCCCGTTGCCGTCAATCCCGATGACCACGACCATCCGGCGAGACTCCATGAGCCCGACGCGGTGGCCCCGGCAAAGGTCTGGCGCTCAATGATCAGGCTCTTGTCGGCAGGCCGCGCGGAAACCGCGCCGCTGGCGGCATAGCCGATGGTTGCGTCAATCGAGACCGTGGCGCCCGGCTGCGTCGTGAATGCGACGACAGAGCCATCAGCAACGGATGAGCCAGACGGGATCCGATAGGAATTGCTGCCGCTGCCATACCTGAGGCCGCCAGAGGTGATCGGGGCGTAGAAGATGGAGACGTTTGCAGGGACAAAGTAGGTGCCCAGCACGGATGTCCCGAACGTATCCACGGTTCCGCCCGTGGTGTTGACGATCCACGACTTCAGGACGGTGATGGAACCGCCCGTGATGCGCGCCGCGACGATTCTCCCTGTTCCGCCCGTCACAGTCTGCACCCGGACTTGGCGCAGAACGCCGCCAGCCGAGAAAGGAACCGTGCCCCAATAGTAGGACAGGCTGGCTGTGAACGTCGCTGCCGCAGCATCGCCCATCGTCATTGCGTTGGGGTATGCAGCGGAGAGAAGAGCCGTGATTGATGCGGTGTTGAGGGTGGCTGATGCGGTATTGGCAGCGATTTGCGCGGTCAGCGGCAGCGGCGCGTAGGTGAGCGCGTATTGCACGGCGATGGTGATAGTGGTCACCGCCGGGGTGGGAGTGATATCTCCGACAGCGGCCACGGACCCGACAGGGATGTACGGCAGCACATAGCCGCCCGAATTGTAATAGGGCGTGCCGCCAGTCAGCCTCTGATAGCCGATGCGGAAGCCGGACGGCAGATAGGGGCTGTCCGGGATCAGCCACGAATTCGCGCCGCCCGTGGCCGTCACCGCCTGCACGAAAGCGACGCGATAGGTGCCGTCTCCGACGGGCTCGAACACCATGAGGTTGCCGGTCCCGCCACCGTTGATGCCGATGGACACCGACTCCAGGAACCCCGCATGGGGGCTCGGCCGGCTCATGTAGATGTTGTCGTTGCTCGACAGCGATCCTGCCGTAAACAGGTCTCCGACAGACGCGCTGGTGACATCTGAAAGATCGGAACCGATTTCGGCTTTCAGGGATAGCGCAATGGCATCCAGGCCGGTCGCAAGATATCGCGTGAACTGGATGCCATCAGAATCAATGACGGGAGCGAGCGCGCCGCCAGCATTCTGCCACAGGGCCATTTTCGCGTTGTCGTTGGTCGGGGCCTCAAAGATGGTCCCGGCAGTGACAGCCGACACCGCGGCTACGGGGGGCGTCGGCGCGCTCGTGAAGCCAGCAGAGGCTGGCCATGCCAGCGTCGGGACGCCTGATGAGACGGAAATCCCTCCGCTGGCAATCCGATAGCCCCCCGACGCCTTTCCGTCAGCCCCGACGGTGCCATAGATTCTGATCCCAAGGGGGCCTCCGGTGGGAATGAGGAGGTATTCCCCCGGTGCGCCCCCGGCGCCAGTGCCGGCGCCGCCGGAAACGCCGGAAACCGTGAATGGCAGGGCGCCCCCCACAGACAAAGCGGTCGAGAGCGATCCGATGGACGCGGCGAATGCCGCCGCAACTGCACCTGCGGCAACCGCAATCGCTGCCGACTGCTTGGCAGAAATCGCGGTTTCGCTAACCGGGTTGCTGGCGGCATCAATGATTGTCTGGACCGACACTTGGGCAAAGCTGTCCTGCGATGCCTCGGCCGGGTTATCCCCCTCGACGCGCAGGGGGATCATGGCCTTGGAATACTGGCCCGTGTCGACCAGCGGTGTCGAGTGCGAGAAGTCGGTCATGGGGTCACCAAGAAAAAGCCCCGCCGAAGCGGGGCTGGGTCAGGTCAGGCCGGGTCAGGCCCACGCGGGATCGGGGGCAGCGGGCCAATCCGGCAAAGTCGTGGGGGCCTTGAAAATCGCGCGGAGGGCAGCGCGATATTCGCAGAAGGCCTCCGCGTTCTTGAGTAGCGCAGCGACATCGGCAGTCTGGGTGTAATCCGTAGCGGCCAGCCGCTTACGGGCCTCCGCCTTGACCGCTGCGCATGCCTCAGCATCTGTCGGCTGATCGTGAGGAGCCAGGCACGGGGCTCCATCCTCACCAATAGCGATGCGCTGGCCGGAAGCCTGACCGGCCATCAGCGCGGCATAGGATTCCGGCGTGACCTCCACGACATCATCGGGCATCCGATCATGGCAGGCAGGATCGTAAAACCCGAGTGTCGACGGGGAGAAGAACGGCATGTCAGTATCCGATCGAGAAGAGGGTGATGGCGAACGATCCGCTGGTGGAACTGTGCACCGTCGCGGTGGATGCTGTGGTGGACGTCACGTAGATCGACACGTCCGTCACCCCGTCGTCGCCATTGACCCATGCGAACGAGTCATTGTTGAACGCAGACATATAGCTGAAAGTCTGGGACGAACTCGCCGAGAACGTCAGCCGCTGAACCTGGATCTTGAAGCCGTTCGACCACTGGATATAGCCGCCCGTTGAGCCGAATGAGAACGCCGTGATGACCGGCATTGCGGGGGAGCCGGATCCAAGCTGAAAGGCCGTCCCGTCGTAAACCAGCGTATAGATCTGCCCGGCGACCATCGCGCCCGGTTGCAGCGGTGAGCCGGCGAACGTAATTGCCCTCGCGCCCAGCCCATTGACATTCATGGTCGCGGCGCCGGTCGTAGTGTTCGCGGCCCTGACCGTGATCGACATGCCAGTGGTGTATCCGGTCGGCGCCGGTGTCATTGAGATCGACAGGGCATTGACCGCCCCGGTATCGGCGGCAAAATGATAGCTGCCACCGAGGATCGCCTGAGCGAGTCCAGCCGGCGTGACCGCCTTGTTCGTGATCGTGCCCGCAATGGTCTCGACGAGGCTGGCAAGACCAATGGCCGATTGTGCGATCTGTGGAAGCGTCGCGGAAATGAACGGCGCTCCGGTGGCCGTCGCGATATTCGCCGATGTGATAGTGGTCTGGCCGTAGGACACGGTGACATAGTAGAGCGGCACGAAACCGGCGTCGGCCGCCGGGGGCGTCGGACTTGCCGAAGGGGCCCCGGCCTTGATCGCCACATTGACATTCCCGGCCCGCGTTGTCGCGGACGATGCCCCGGTGTTGCTCGGGCCGGAGTAGGGAACTGCGGGGTTTGACGCATTGTAGAACGGAAGGACGGTGCCGTCGGTGTCGACTTCGCTGTAGGCCGCCTGGATCAGGAAGATGACCGACTGTCCCGAGACGGCGGGGGGAGTGAAGGTCAGAAGCGTGTCGTCGCTGGCGGCAATGATGCCCTGCTTCAGCACATAATCCGACGTGTTGGCCGGGAGGCTGGAATAGGCCGTCCCATCAACTGGCTGGAGCGAATAGATCGCCCCCGGCCCGATGCGGACAGACAGGCTTGCTGGCGTCGTCGGGGTGGCGGAAAGGCCGGAAACCAGCGTGGAAGTGCCGAGGATATCCTGAGCCAGGCGCCCGAGCGCAACCATGACATTCCTGTTGGTGCCCAGCAGGTCGGTCTCAAGCGGGACTTGGCCCGGCCACACAATTTTTCTGTCCATGTCTGCTCCGAGGAAGGATGGCGCGCAGCGGCCTTCAGGCGAGGTTGATCGGCCGCCCGTTAATCGTGAAAGGTAGCGTGTTGACCGTGATGTCGTCTTCGCCGCGATGGTTGCGGATGCGCGTCCAGATGGTCACGCCAACCGCCTTCGATTGCGCAATCGCATCGTAGATCTGGCCATCGGTCACTCGCGCGCCCAACATGTCCAGCGAGGCGTATTCGGCCTGACTGCCAACGCCATAGCCAGCCGAGCTGGCGCCATAGCCAGCAACCGTTGCGATGCCCGGCTGCCGTGGGCGATCCGCAACCAGAAATGCCTGGGCGGGAAGGGCGAGCGATCCATAGGCCCCAGCGCCCCCATAGCAGCCATAGCCGACGCCATAGGCGCCGCAGTCCACTGGGCGGAACGGTTCGATGACCTCGGGGGCGAAGCCGGTTAAGGCCTCGATCACATCCGAAATCGCCTGCCGTGTCGCCTGCGGACGCAGCAGGTTGGCCAAGATGATGGATCGGAAGCTGTCATCGTTCTGCCCAGCGGCGCGAACGATCCGCGTTCCGAAGAAATCCTGCGCGACGATATCCAGCCAAATGCCCGATGCCGTGCGAATGCGGGTTTGCGCCTTGGCATAGGCAAACAGGCTGTAGGCAAAGGCCAGAACGACAGCCGCTGCGGCCACCAGCGCATCCACCAGCGGGTTCGATTCTCCGAACCACGGCGGCAGCAGGCGCCGGATGCGCGCCGCCATGTCGGCATTATCACCGATTGCCATCAGGTCACCGTGATCGAACCGGCCTGCACCACCTGCTTGGCCGTAGTGGTCAGGTCGCTAGTTCCGGAATTGATCGTCAGGCCGGTTACGCTCGAAACACCGGCCACCCCATAGGCGACACTGAACAGCCGGCTGTACATCAGCGTGTCGCCCTGGATCAGCGTCGCGATATAGTCGGCAATTGCCGTCTGCACTGCGGCGCGGACCGTGGCGCCAATATAGCCAGAGGCGATGCCGACGGTCAGGCCGATATTGGCCACCACCGGAACCACCGCGAACGCTGCTTGCTGGATACCGCAAGCGCGCACCGCCTCCACAGCCGTTGCCGCCGCGTTCACTGTTTCGGTCGTGGGCGAGCCGCTTCCATCATTGATGACGGTGTAGAACGAGCCCGGCTTGTAGTTGCCCGCATAGTCGTAATTTTCGACGATCACGTCGGTCAGCCCGAGTTGCAGCGATGTGATCGCGTAGTCCACCGCTGCTGGCGTCGCCTTGGCCAGCGAGCTGATGTATTCGACGAAGCGCAGGCGAAACGCGGCATCGCTTTCGGCGTCAGAGCCGTTGGCAAAGGCCAGGGCATTGCTCACCGTGTCCACGCCGGAGATAGCCTGTGCGAGCGTGTTGATTGCCCCGGCGGCTGCGTTGCCCGCTGCGCCGGCAGTCGTCGCCCGGATCGCCACGACAGCCGAAGTCGTTCCTGCCGGGATCACATAGGCCCCTGCGCCCGCACTCCAAGCCAAGAGCGAGGAATCGGCCACCACAGCATATTGCACCGCCCCATCGGCGGTCTGCACCAGCGTGCCCACCGGGATCGTTGCCGCGTTGGTCGGCGTGAACCGGGCAAACGTGGCTTGTCCGGACGATTCCACGGCAGCCAGGCGTGTCACCGCAAAATCGGCCATCCAGCTATCCAGGTCGGTCAATTGCGCCGTGGCCGCGCGCGTCGTCGTCAGCAGTTGCAGGATGATCGCCTGCAACCACAGCACCACGGCAGCAAAGGCTTGGGCTAGAGCGCGCAAGATCGAGCCAGTCGAGAAGTCGATCAGCGCCGAGGATGATGCGCCCTGCACGGCATTGGCCTGCACTTCGACAAGCTGGTCGAAGGTCCGGGTTTCAAGGTCAGCCATGGATCAGGCGCTCACGTTGAAAGACAGGGTCACCGGCTCGCTGGTCGCGGCATCGGCATACTGGATCAGAACGGAAAATCCGCCACCGTCGGCGTTGGCGATCTGGGTCACCTGCACGACAGGCTCCGGGATCTTCGCCACCGAATCCTCCAGCAGTACCTGCCCCCGGATCAGCGCCCGGATTTCGGCCAGGTCGGCGGTCCGCCCGATCCATTGCGCCAGGCCGGCGCCGTAAGTCGGCTCGAAAATGTAATCGCCCGGATTGGTCAGCAGGCGCCGCAGCACCCTCTGCTGCCCGCGCACGGTGTCGGTCACGCCTTGCAGGTCACCGGTGTTCGAGGACGAGATATCGCCGCCGATGTAGTGGTAGACGTCGGCCAGCGTGGTCATGCCGGGGGCCCCGACTGCCCGGTCCCCGGCTGCACATCGTTGTGCAGGTGGGCTTTCAGGCTCTTTCCACCAGCCACGACATCATCGCTGGCGGTCAGCTTTCCGGTATGAGCCCAGTTGCCAACCGACGTGATATCGCCATCCTTGAGCGCGATGGATGCGCCAGCGCCGCTGTCCAGCGTCAAAGCGCCGTCGTTGGCCAACTTGATCGACGAGCCTGAGCGATGCACCAGCCACATTTCCCCGGACGGCACCGTGAGCGGCCGGTCTTCGTCGTTGAAGAACCGCCAACCCGCCGTTCCGACGCCTCCGTCGCCCTCTTGAAAATCGATCTCGATCGCGTCGCCGATGCTGGGCGGGCAGAACAGGCCCCAGCCATTACCCACCCACGGGCTTTTCAGCGGCAGCCAGTCGGTCAGCGTGTCGTCGGGCTGCAACTTGACCTTCACCGCATAGGCGTTCGGGTCATAGGCATCGACAATGCCATGGCGCGTCGCTCCGCCAGTGCCGTAGGCTTCCTGCGCGGCGCGGCGCATCTGGTTCATGAGGCCGTCCATCATGTCTGGTTTTCCACGGTGTCGCTGATGTTCTTGGCCGTCACGGTCATGCGGAAGCCCTCGTCGATCGACATCGAGCGCTTCACGCTGTCCGGGTAATAGGTCTGGTCCCAGCTGGTGCCGGTGCCACGCACCTGAAGCAGCATCGAGCAGTCGAGCAGCATGTCGCCCGGCAGGTCGGCGCTCAGTCGCACCATGTGCTGCACGATCTGCTCATAGATCGCCTTGGCCCGCTGGATCGCCTGATCTTGGGTCAGCCCGGCAATGGTGTAATGGTAAGCCAGCGGTGTCGCGGCCCCGGATTGCCCCGGCTTGGTCGACTTCACCGCCTTGGGCCATGCGGCCTCAAAGGACCGCTTGCTCTTGCTGTTCCATGACCGAACCGTGACCACCACACCCTTGGCAATCGTCAAGGATCGATCGAACCGCAGCGACACCACATTGGCCTCAGGCGCGCCTTCATCGGGTTGGCGCCATTCGATCACATAGCGCGCACCCGCATCCGCTGGCTTGGCTTGGAAATAGAGGGTCTCGCCGCGCACGAACACGTCGAAATCCTCGTAGGCTGCCAGCTCCACCAGCAAATCCCATTCGCTGCGCTCTTGGCTCAGCCCGCTGTGATTCTGGCTGTAGTAGGTGCCAACGCGGGTCGTGGTCGGGTCAACCTGCGCGGCGAGGCCATGCCGGGCGGCCAGCGTCTGCGCGATCTGGCTGCTGGTCTGGTTCAGAAAATTCTCGCTGGTCTTGGTGTCGATCAGCTTTGCGGTCCAATCCCGCCCGGTGATGTGGATTGTGCCAGCCAGCGGATCAAACTCGATATCATCCACCTGACCAAGGATCAGCCGATCGGCTGCCGTGGGCTGGTAGTTGGCGGGGCTCACTGCATCGGTGGTCATGAACACTTCGCAGTCGATGCTGCTCTGGCTGCCGAACCATGCCGGGCCATAGGCCGCCGGCAGCGCGCCGACCGCGAACGTCACGTCGAAGGTATCGGCGGCCCGATAGGCATTGTTGTCCACATTGATGGCAACGCACGGCACGAACGCGCCGTTGAGCTTGACCGCGGCGCGCGGGCTGCGTGCGCCGGGCAGCGCCGGTAGGGCATTGATGTCAGGCATTCAGCACGCCGCCCGTGGTCGATGCCGCGCCGGGCTTGGCGGGCACCACCAGCGTCGTGATGCCATTCACCTGCGGATCGGTCAGGCCATTGGCTTGAGCGAGGGCCGTCCAGTCGCGGGCGTCGCCATATTGGTCAGCCGCCACCTTGAACAGCGTGGTCGAGCCGGTCGTCACCGTCTTGGCCCCGGCATTCAGCGCGCCGAAGTTCAGGCTCATGCGGCCCAGCCGGGCGTCAATATCGGCCAGCGTTCCGGTGGTCTGGGCGGCATTCACCGACGATGACAGGCCGGAGACGAACCGCGCCACCGGGTTCGGCACTGCGCCTCCCAGCGAAGCCAGCGAGCCGAGTTGCGCCAGCGTGGTCGACGCCTCCTGAATCAGACTCGTGGCAATCGCGCGCGCCTCGTTGATCGGCTTCAGCACGGCATTGATCTGCGCCACCGTAGCCGTGCGGAAATCCTGCACCTTCTTCATCGCGCTCTGGATCGATGCCACTGCGCTTGAGAGGCCGGAATGCCCCACCGTTGCCGCCGATGCGGCCACTGCCGTGATATCGGCGTTGACTTGCGCCGTGGTGTCCGCACTTGCCGTGGCGCCGCCGGGCGCGACGTTGTCAGTGATGACCTCGACCGCCAGAGAATAGGGCAGGCGCGAGGCCAGCTCAAACTCGCAGCGGAACGAGCGGATCAGGACGGTATAGGACTGCTCGGACCATGTCAGCGATAGCGGGGCGCCAGCATCCATCAGCACCTTGATCTGCCGGGCGCGCGCCTGGGCGTCGGGGCCGATGAAGAAGCCGGACCATTCCGGGTTCACCGGATCGGCGCCTAGCGCGTCGAGCACCTTCTTGCCGCCGATCAGCCGGTGCACGTTCATGCGCTGCTCGCCGCCGAACGGGATGCGCTCGGGGATCTCGTAGCGCCCGAAGATGACGCCGCCGAGGGTCAAGGTGGTCATGGGCGCCGCAGTGCCGTTGACGGGGCAGCGCGGGACCAGTCAAAGCTGGTCGCGCCGGTGTTCGGGCGGTTGGCCGCCTGCGCTTGCCGTGCGGTCAGCATCTGGCCCACCTTGCGCCCATCGAGATAAACCGCAGCTGGGCGATGCTGCATCGTGCCGCCGGGATTTGGAACGGCGGCAGAGCGATTGCGCCACGCATCATAATCATCGGCGAAATGCGTCTTACTGATCTGCAAGGCGGCCGGAAGAATGGAGTTCACACCTGCAATCAGCGTGTTGAACACTGTCTGCCAGCCACGCAGAAACACGGCTGTGAAACTGCCTAGCGCGCCGATGATGTCGCCGTGGAACAGCTTCACGACACCATCCTTGATATCGGCCCACGACTTGATCAGCGCCCCCTTGATCTCCTTCCAGTTGTTCCAGACCAGCAGGGCGGCCACCGCGATTCCGGCGATCACCAATCCGACAGGCGTAAACACTAGCAGGAGGTCGCCCAGAAGCGCCCGGCCGCCGGTCAAAATGCCTCCCCACACGGCGCCCATAATTCCCCGAAAAATTCCGAAGAAGAGCCCGATTGCGCTGCCCGCAGATGTGAACCATCCCGCGATCATCGGCGCAAGGCCGAGAAACTTGATTACGCCAGCCAGCATCAGCGCCTTTCCGATCAGCATCAGCGCGCCGCCAATACCGATCAATCCGAAAGCAATCGCCGCCGTCAGGTTCGGATGATCCGACATCCATTGTGCGATGTGGTCGAGCCCATTGGCGAATTTGACCATGAACGGGATCAGCTTGGGCAGCACCTGATAGCCCAGGATGGCCAGGATGTTCTGCCACTGATTGTGCAGGGCCTGCTCAGCAAGCTGCGGGTTCGATTTCAGCAGCCGGTCATAAGCCTGCTTGCTCGATCCGCCGGAAGCGATCAGTTCGCGGTCACGCTCAAACTGAGGCGACTTGCCGATCATGGTGTTCAGAAACCACTGCGCGTTGCGGTTGCCCAGCATGCCCGAAAGAATCTGCTCGCGGTTCAGTCCGCGCGACTTGCCGTAGGCGTCGATCGCTGGCGCCAGCACCTGATTGGCCCATGCATAGGGGTTCTGCTGAAAAAGCTGTGCGCCCTTCACGGCGCCCGGCTTGAGCTGCATCTGCCCGGTGCTGTTTTTCACCACGTCGGACGGGTTGATCAGCCCCATTTGCTCCCACAGCGGGATAGCCGACTTCTTGAGCGTGCCTTGAATCACCGCCCCATAGGTGGACATCAACGCGGTGCCCGCCGTCTGCGCGCCGCCACCCTTGGTCTTCACTTCCTGGATCAGCGTCGGCAGGTAACTGTAGACGAAATCGTCGTTCAGCCCGAACGCACTGGTCTTGGCCTGCTTGAGCGCCATGTGGAAGTCGTTGACGGTCAAAGTCCCGCCCATGCCCATCAGCGCGCGGGCCATCAGATCGGCGTTCTGCTGCATCCGCTGGGCAGACATCACGCCCGGCGTGCGCAGTTCGATGGCCTTGACCATGTCGAAGGCAACGCCTTCCTGCTCTTTGCCTGTCAAAGCTTCCAGAACTGCCTTGGTGCGCTGCACGGTCGGCAGGATCGCATAGGCCTCGCCCATGTGGTGCAGGCCAAACACGGAACGCAGTTCGCGGATTGCTTTGAGGTTTTCCGCCGCGCTTGACGTGATAACGCTTTGGCTCGTCTTCCAGGCCTGCGCAGTCGCCTCGGCAATGTCCTTCTGGCCCATCCCGGCCGCACTCATCAGCGAAAGCTGGCGGGTGTATTCCTTGCTGGCATCGATGGACTTGCCCATGAAGCCGAGGATGCCTTGGCCAGCGCGGTCCAGCCCATAGCCCACCGCTACCATTTTCAGCGCGGAGAGCTTACCTTGCAGGTTCGTGGCGGCGCCATGGGCCTTGAGCAAGTCGTTCGCCAGGATACGCACGCCCTGCGACGCGAGGTTCGCGACGCTAAGCTTGATCGCAACAGAATAGGCGAACGACATGGGTTATCTCCGCCGGGTCCATGAATGGGCCGCAGACAAGGGATGGGCGCAATACCCCGAGCCGGAATGGCGCGTTCAGCGCCGCCGGGAGCAGGGCGATTGGCTCGATACTGCTTTCAAATTGACGGTAGCCGGCTTCCTGATAGGGCCGATCATCGCGCCGGTGCTGTTGGGGATCCTGGTCTTGATCGTCATCGCCATTGGATGGTGACGCAATTTGACCGGAAAGACTGACGGGATTCGACTCTCATCTGGCCGGTTGTTAGGCCGCAACTTCCATCCAAGACTCGGGGGTTCGGTAATGGACGATGCGGTGATCGGCTCGATGCGTGGGGAAATTATGGCCCTGCGACTGCTCGTCACAGAGCTTTTCCGGGTGATGGCCCTTCGCGATCCGCCGCTCAATCATCTGCTCGACCGAGCGCTGAGCCAGCTCGAAGGCGATGCGGAGATCGCCGCCTTCGAGTTCGGGAAACCAGGGCATGCGGCATATCTCACCAGTCTTTCGGAAGTGATCGAGGAGGTCCGCACCTCTGTGTTTGAGATTGGCCGCAAGCAGGATGATGCGGTCTAGATGCTTCAAGTCATCCATGGCATCCCCCAAAGAAATGGCCGTCCGGTAAGGGACGGCCTGCAAATGCCCGGCTGTGCGGGCGAATTTCTAGGAATGGTCATCACCCTACGCTGCTACTCACGCGGGGGCAAGGGGGCGCTGCATCAGTTCGGGCCGCTGTCAGGCGCCTCGTTGAAGGGCGCTAGAGGACTTAGTAGGCGGCGGATCACCATCCGGCCACGCCGCCGTGGTGCGAGCAAGTGCCGCGCGCATGCTGGCTAAAACTCCAACTGCCGTCTGCGCAATGAGCGGTAGCGCCAGCAGGACGCCCACGCGAACGCATCGGGCTATGGATCGAGTTTCCATCGACATTTGTGTAATGCGCGCCCCACGATGGACCGAAGTTATGGTGCACGGCATGGTGCCTATGGGCGCGTGCTTCTGCCAATCCCGGCGCGGCCACGCACAAAACAACCGCCAAAATGGAACGAATCATGAATAATCCTCCTGCTTGAGGAGGTTACCGTGATGTTTTGTTGTATGGGCGGCAAGTTCTGCTGCGGATCGGCGCCGGGCACGCGACTGCCGAAGGGTAAATGTTACTCTGCATAGGAGGGTGGTATAAAAAAGGGTTGCGTCGCGTGGGGGATAATCGGCGATATCAGAAGGTCGCTGACGCTCCGCTCATTGCGGTGATCATCAAAACGGATCATGGTCCAGTGGGCCAACCCCTGACTGGTTCACCCCATAACCCAGAGATCTGTGGATATTGGTCATACCTTCCATGTCTCGCAAGCCGTATAGCAAGGTGCTTGCGGGCTGATACCCCACCAGCCCCGATACCGCGAACGAACCGATCAGCTCGGCGATTTCCTCAGCCTTGCGATAGAGAGCCGGGCCCATCACCGGGCGCGGCGGCATTTTGGCTGTGCCAAACTCATGGAACGGCATGATTTCGCTGGTCGAGCCGACGGTGCCTTCCCAATCGCCGCTTTCGCGCTCGACGCTGTCGCGCAGGTCACCCCGGCGCAGCAAGGGGTCGTTCTCCGTGAACCCCTGCTGCAACCGATCTTCCTTGGTGGAATCGGCCAGTTCCGCCCACTCAGGGAACGGGCCTTCCGTGTCCTGATAATGGCCGAACTCGGCCTTAGCCTCTTTCTGCAAGATGGCTGTGGCCACCTCCAGGCCCTTCCTGGTCGCCACAAGGCCGCCCACAGTGTCTCGGGTAAGGTGGTGCGCCAAGTCGGCCAGGGTGGCGAACTCCATCATCCCTCAGGCTCCTTGAACACCCACCGGCCCCAATCGAACTCGCCGCCCTCCATTTCGCCCAAGGCGATGGAGAAGCCGAGCCGGTATTCATCGGGCAGCGTCATCGCCTGTTCCGGCGACCACCCGTTCTTGATCAGGAATAGCGCCTCACGAAAAGGCGGGTGCTGCGCTATTCGCCGGACTTTTTTCGCAGAGACTCCTCGCTTTCCTCGGCGAAGTGCTGCTGGACGCCCAGCATGACAGCTTGCACGCCAGCCTCGTCCAGGCGCGTGATCAGCGCCTCGACTTCGCCTTTGGTCGTGGGTGGCACGACGACGGCGCCATCGATCGAGCCGACGAACAGCAGCGGCAGCACCATGCCCATGTAGACCTGGTTCTGCGCGCTCTGGCCCAGTGCCTCGACAAGGCGGAACTGCGCCAGAACGCCGGGCTTGCGCAGCATGATCGAGCGGCCTTGCGCGTCCTGCACGGTGGCCTTCTGCACATCGGGCACGACGGCGGCCGGGTTGTCCGCCGGATCGGTCAGGGTTACCTTTGCCATGTCGTTCCTCAGGCCTGCTTGATGCGCTTGGCGTAAGTGCCGGTGAGCTGCTGCGCGACTTCCTTGTCGGCCTCGAACATGCCGGGGTCATAGTCGAACAGCACGCGCTCATAGCGGAACTGCGTGACCGATCCGTTCGGCTCCTTGATGGTCTCCTGCACGGTGCAGTAGTCCTCGCTTTGGCCAGCCCAATAGGCCGCCTCCAGCCCGGCGAAGTAGTTGTCGAGCGTGGCGTCGCGGCGCACGGTCTTGATGTCGAGCGTGCCCCCCTCCCAGAACCGCAGCGTGTCGTTCACGCCGTCCAGCCCCTTGATCTTGGTCTTGGTGGTTTCCGGCTTCGACGAAAACGACGTGACCTTGCCCAGCGGCAGGTTGGTGCCGTTCGGCAACGTGACCACGACCGATACGTCGCGGCCGATAGAATAACCCTGTTGGGGCATTGCTGGCGCTCCTCAGAAACGAAAAAGGCCCGCCGGTCAGGGCGAGGCCAAAAAGGGACGATGTGGCGGCGTTCAGGCGGCGGTGGTGCTGGCGATGCTGACGCTCTGGCCGCCTTCCAGGTTCACCAAGAACAGGGTGATGATCGAGAGATAGGTCACGCGCACGTTGACCTGCTCCTTGCCCAGCGCGACCTGGTCGGACGGGTTGTTGCTGGCGTCGAGGATCGCGGAAAAGGCCTGCCCGGTCGGGTTGTTCACGTCGCCGATCATGCCGCTCGTCTGCATATTCGACAGAAACGTGGTGATTGCGCCGAGCGCGGTCTGGCGCTGCGTCGGGGTCTGGAGGCGGCCGACCTGAATGCCCATCGCGGTATTGAGCGTGTAGGCGATGTAGTAGGTCAGGCGCGGGTAATTGTCGCCGTTGATGACCGGGTTCGAACTGGTGTTCTTGCCGATGCGAGAGCCGAAATAGGCCCCGCCCGGACACGGGTTCGTCACCACATCGATGCCGGCATTCGACAGGGTTTGCAGGTCGGCCGCCGAATAGACCGCGCTGGCATTCGTCTTCTGCGTGGCGACGATCCCGGAAAGCTGCTTGTTGAGCGCCGACTCCTGCGGGTTGAGCGCTGACAGGCGCCCGGCCAGAAACGATTGCGGACTGATCAGGCGCGTGACGCCATTGACCGGATCGGCCACATAGCACCAGTCACCGAACAGCAACTTGAAGCTGTAGCTGTCGATCCCGGCCGTCGCCTTGGTGGTCACGGCGTTCGCGATCGTGTCGCCGGCCGGTCCGGTGCCGATCATGTAGATGCCCTCGGACAGGCCAAACGCCACCTGCGCGGTCCACGAGGTCGAGGCATCGCAATCGGCGAGGAAGGCATTGAGGCAGCCGGTGGCGCGCAGGGCATACATGCCGGTGCGCGAGGTGCCATCAGTGCCGACCATCTGCGTCGCGGTCACGCCGCTGGCGCCGTCGAGGCCGCCAGAGAGCGTCACCGTGGTGGCGACCGGTGCCGTGGTGGAGACGCCAGCGGAAGCCACGACCAGCTTCGACGGGCCGCGCAGCGCACTGGCGCCGTTGTTGATGGCGGCGGCGATGGCGACCCACACGGCATTGCCAGTCAGGCCTGCGGCCAGGTTGTCGAAGGTTTCCGGCGCATAGCCCGGCAAGCTCAGCACCAGCTTCCACGAATTGGCCGCAGTGCCGGCGGAAATCGCGGCGGTGATCGAGTCGCCCAGCGTGCCGGTATACTTGCCGGTCAGGGTCAGGCCGTTGGTGCCGATCGTTGCGGCAGCGGCGGCATCGGTGCCATCGGTGACGCGCACGCCGCGCATGTTGGTCGCGCCGTTCAACGCGGCATAATAGACGGCCGTGGACAGGTCATACTTGCGGTTGCCCATGGCGCCGAACGCCTGCGCCGCATCGGCATAGGTCGCCAGCGTGACCGGAGAATTGACCGGGCCCCACGAGCCGACGCCGACGATGCCAAGGATGTTGGTCGCGATGCCGTTGATATAGGTCTGCTGCGGCGGCGTGATCTGGACATAGACGTCGGGCACGGCCGAATTGATCGCGGCCCCCTGCTGGATGACGGGCATTCTCTTGCTCCTGCTGGTTCGGCCGGATCAGGCCTTGGCTTCGCTCGCGTCGGCGGCGGGTTCTTCGGGGGCGGTGGTGGCGACGACGAACCGCGCGGTGTCGTCGGCCAGGATCGCCTTGATCTGGTTGGCATCGGTGATGACATCGCCGACCGCATGGCCGGCGAATGGCTGGGTGACCGTCAGGGCCATGTGCTGTCCTTTCAGGGGGTGATGAGGGCAATCGAGCCGATGGTGGCGCCGTTGACCTGCGCGTCCATTTCCACGGTAGTCTGCGCGATCGGGGTGGCGGTCATGGTTTGCAGCACGCCGTAGTTGACGCTCAGCATAACATCGCGCCGGTAGAGGTTGAGCAACTGCTTGTCGTCGACCAACTGGCCGCCGGTCCACGACAGCAGCGCCTGCGTGCCATCTGCCAGTGTGAGCCGGAACGTATCGGACAGGTGGGCATCGATCGCATCGCCAAGCAGATCGCGGGCGGCGAAGGTGCTGGCCCAGATGCTGATCTGCATCTGCCGGGTCCGACGCTGGGTTTCGCGCACTGCCTGTGCGGCGCCTGTCTCGACCCAATCCATGTCGGCCTTGGTGATCACCGTCACCCGCTCGCCCTTGAGCGGCCAGACCGAGACATGCACGGTCCCGGCTTTCAGGTCGGCGTCCAGTGTCTGCTTGTCGGGCCAGCCCACGTAGAACTTCACGACAGCACCGATCAGCGCGACGGTGCCATCCGATGCTGGCGCGAACAGCGCGGCGATGTCGTCGGCCACGGCGTTGGCGGCATCGATATAGCTGGCCATCAGACCTCCAGAAGCGCCACGGTGAGGCGATATCCCAGGCTGTCCCAGTAGGGCGCGATCACTTGGTAGCGACTACCGAGATCGTCGATCATCACGTCGCCGACCTTGAGCGTGCCATTGGCCAGTTTGCCGCGGGCGATGAACACCCACCATTCAGGCTGGCGCGCGTCGCTGGGCAGCGCGGCCGGCGCCCGCGCGCCTTCCTTGCGCTCCTGGATGCTGGCGGGGATGCCCGACGCGATCGGCGTCTCGCTTGTCTGGATCTGGCCGCCATAGCCAATCCGCCCCCCTTGGACCTGTCCGCCGGGCCGATGAAACGCCACAGTGCGGGGGTAAAGGAACGATGGCATCAGAAAAACAGCTTCAGCCGGAACTGTTCGAGCAGGTTCTTGGTGTCGCTGTCGAGCCGGTTGTCGCTCCAGCGCTCGAACTTGGTCCCCCCGGCCTGCACGATCTTCAGGCTGGGCGGCGCGTATTCGTCGGCGCCCGCGTTGATCACGATATTGGCCACAGCCTGCTTGAGCGTGGTGGGTAGCCCGGCGGCGGGATAGCCCGCGACATAGCGCAGGCAGACATCGGTGTAATAGGCCAGCATCAGCCCGGCCGGCACCCAGACTTCGCCGGTCACCGGGCGCACATCGGCGCTGCGCACATCGAAGGGCACCCACTGCGGCGGCCCGCCGAACGTCTGCACGGCGGCCAGCAGATTCACGTCATTGTAAAGGCCCGCTACCTGGTCGCTGCGGCGCCCATAGGCATAGCGACCACAGCCTGACAGCAGGCGCATGACCGGCGCGCGCGACACCCTGGTCTGCGAGCGCTTGGCGGCCAAGGGGCGTTCCTCGACGATGACCAAGCCCGCTTCGAGCGTGGCGCCGATGCTGTGCGCATTGATCGGGGCGGAAACCGTGATCGTGCCGGCCTGGGCATTGGTGCCGGTGATCACCAGCGCCTCTACCTTGGCATTGTCGGACCGGTCGACGATAAGCACCTCGCCAATCAGGTTGGACGTGCCCACGCTGGCCATCGGATAGGCAAACGTTGCTGGCTGCCCAGCCGTCAGCGCGACAGGGAGCGCGGCGGAAAATGTCGGTTGCAGCGAGGCCATGTAGCAGGGGACGCCCCGGCTGTCGGGCGCCCAGACCAGCCCCTCGGGACGCTGGATATAGCTGTCCACCACGCCGCAGGCGTTGACGATGTCAGATTCCGAGACGTCTGGGCCAAGGCCATAGGTCGCGTACTCGTCGGGCTGGAGGTAGACGCTGGGCATGGATCAGGCCGCCAAGTCCTTGAAGCCGGGCGGCGTCCAGAGCCGGGTGCGCTTGGCCTGCCCGGTCTTGATCAGGTAGCGGCCCAAGCTGTCAGGAACCTTGGCCGCGCCGTTGATGAAACAGACCTCGAACGTGATCGGCTCGCCAGATTCGGTCAGCCAGTCGCTGGCGATCACGCCGCCGGTGAATCTGGGGTCGGCTGCGGGCGCGACGTACATGGTGTGGTTTCGGCGCTCGCCGGGATAGTAGACGCGCATCAGGATGCCCCAAAGAAAAAGGCCGCCCCCCTAAGGAGCGGCCCAGGCTGTCGCTTGGCTGAAAGGGAAGGGGATCAGCCGGCGGTGACGTCAGAGCAGAAGACCCTGACGCTGCATAAAATCGATCGGATCGGAAGCGCGCTTGCGGCAATTGCAAGGCTTGCAGGTCCATTGCAGGTTCCTGCGGTCGTTAGAGCCTCCGCGCGACAGCGGGACAATATGGTCCAGTTCGCCGCCGCCGTTAAGCTTCGTCTTGCAGATTGCGCAGCGATCACGCTGCAATCGTCTGATTTCTTGAATATCCTCAAAGGTATGCCTTCCGCCGTTGCCGTTTTTCAGCGCCTTGCGGTTGGCAAAATAGGTCTTGTACGCGTCCCGGTTCTTGCGGCGGTATTCACGATACCATGCTCGCATAGCTTCGGGGTCTTTGGCGCGGCGCGCTCGGTTCTGCGCGTTCACCAGCTCGCGGTTCGCTTGCCGGTAGACCCGAACGCGGCGCAAGTCATCCGCGCGCAACGATGGGTCAGCGCGCCACTGCTCTCTAGCGCGACGACAAATTTCGTCTCGGTTTTCAGCCCGGTAAGATCGGACCGCCGTTCTCGCTCGTTCAAGGTTGGCTGCGCGCCAGTCGGCGGCACGACGTCGGTGCCTTTCCGATTGTTCGGCCCGCTTGGCGGTCATGCAGGCTTTGCAATGGGAGCGAGGCGCCTTTCGATCACCCCGACAATAGTACGCGCTATGCGGTTTTTCCGCTCCGCAACTGGCGCAAATCTTGGTAGGCTCAGCGTTAGCCATCTTGCTGGTCCTTCAGCTAGATCGGTTAGAGGCCGGGTTGCGCTGCTAACGCGCCCGGCCTCGCCAATATAGCCGAAAGAACAGCAAAAGTAAAACGTTAGCCGGCGGTTACCGTGGGGCGGACAACCGCAACAACTGCATGAGCTGCGTCGGCTCGTTTCGCAACAATGGCGCTGAAATGGATTCCCACATACTGGCCCTGCAAGCCAGCCAGCAGGCCAAGCTGGAAGATGCGCGGCTTGAGGTTGCCGTCGCCCCCATGAACCACCGGGCGCTCGATCATCTTCTCGGTCATGATGACCGCGAAATAATTCGAGTTGCCCGAGCCGGGCGCCGAGAAGCCATAGCTGGCGTCGGTGGTGGCGGGAAGGAACGGGTCGGGGATCAGCGGCAGGTCGCCCGCCTGCGTGCTGATGTATTTCACCGTGACGCCCGCCGTCACCTCGGCGGTACGCAGGTCGATGTGCGCGGCCTTGGCTTCACGGTCGATCAGGTCGTTCAGGATCGGGTTGATATAAATCGCGGTCGGGCGAACGGCCTGCGTGGTGTTGGCCAGCATGGCCGCGACCTTGGCCTTGATGCCGTCGATGATCGAAGCGCCCAGGCCAATCGTAGCCTGGTTGGTGATCTGGGTCAGCAGCCCGCAGAAGCTCTGCGTCGAGCTGTCGGTGATCGCCGTGGCCGTGCCGCTCCAGACCGCCGCCGCTTCGGTGATCGTGATACCCGACACGATGTCTTCGATGTCCTTGGATTCGACGTAGGAGAACTGGCCCTGCATGCGGGTAACGTCCACATCGAACAGGCCGAAATTGGTCTGCGCGGTGACGGCCTTGATGTAGACCGAGCGCTCGGTGCGGGTCGGGCCCGACGCGGAGGGCGAGATCGAGCGCGGATCGGTGAACGTACCGGTCGCGATCGCGGTCTGGTCGAAGAAGCGGTGCGGGTGGCCGGTCGCCTGGGTTTCCGGGTTGCGGGAGAGGAAGATCGATTCGCGACGAACGATATCGACGATTTCGGTTTCATACCGGTTCACCTCGATCGCGCCATTGCCGAGATAATCGGCGGCGGCCTTGAGCGAGATGAACTGAGCTTCGCTGACGCGGTCGCCAGTGGCTGCAATGTTCATGGTCTTGGGTCCTTTCTGGCGAACTGGATCAGTCGATCAGGCCGTTGCGGGCCATCTCGGTCTTCATCTGGATGCGCTGCTGCATGGACAGGCCGGAGGCGCGCAGGGCTTCGTCCAGCTTGGCCACAGGCATCTTCTCGCCGTCACCCGGCGCCGCGATGTTGGCCTTGGCCATCAGCGCGCTGATTTGCGGCGAGAGCGTCTTGCGCTGCGGCTCGGGCGAGGTATCGCGCTTGGCGGCCTGGATACCTTCCAGCTTGGTCGAAAGATCGCCGATCTGGGCCTTGAGCGCGGCAACTTCCGGGCTTTCGGTCGGCGCCGTCGCACCGCCATCACCCTTCTCGGCGCCGGCGTAGAATCCGCCGTTCCAGTCGTGGTCGCGATAGATATGCGGCAGCGTTCCGGCCATGGCCTCGGCCTCCATGTTGTCGGCCATGCGATTCAGCACGGCGACATGGCCGCGCGTCGAATGAACGCCGATACCGGCAGCCTGCATGGACGCGGCGCAGGCGCGCAGGGTATCTGCATGCGGCGCGACCTTGGCGTGCAGCTCCTTGCCGGCCTCGATCTTGCTGCCCAGTTCGTTGTGGCTGGCCTCGACCTTGTCGAGGCGTTCGGTCACGGGCTTGAGCGCGGCGGCCAGCACCGCTTCCAGTTCTTCCTTGGTCATGGGGAAATCCTCGATTGCTGCCGGGGCATTTTCAGCCGATGCGGCGAGCGACGTGGTGGTGTAGGCGGCCTTGTCCTTGAGTAGGATTGCGGCGCCAGTGAACACGCAGGCGGTGATGACCAAGGGGTCCGATTCAAGGTCTTCAACAAGGATTTGTTGCGCTTCAAAACTGAAGCCCAGGGCGTTCTTGTTGGCCTTGATCTCGGCGGCTTCCTCGGGGAAGTCGGCTGCGTAAATGAAGCCTTCAATCCGCAGATCGGAGCCTTCGACGGTGGCGCCGGTGATGACGCCGATCTTCGCGCGGACATCGTGCCCGTCGAAATTGGGGGTATAGTCAACGGCCATCAGGGCCAAACTGTCGAGCGCGGCCTCGGCCGCCTCAGCGGTCAGCAGCACGCGCTTTCCGCCCGAACCGTGTGGCGCATTGTCCGAAGGAATGCCGACCCGCGTCAGCACGCCAGAGAACGGCATGCGGTTGGGGTGGTCCTGCACGTCCGGGACCACCAGCGCCATGGCATCGATGCGCATGGCGCTGATCTTTTCCCAATCGGTCGTATCCATGCCCAGTTCATGGGCTCGGCGAATGATGCGTCGGCGCGCCTCAGCCCTTTCTTCGACGGTCAACCCCTGCGTGCGCGAAAGCTGCGACCATGCGAGGCGGGTGTGCCGTTCGTCAGGCATGGGAAGCTTGCGCTTGCCCGGCACTGCGAATTGTTCGCTGGGCAGGGCCTCGCGCTGCTCCTTGGTCAGTGGCGCCGTCATTGCTGGATGAGCCTCAGAGGTGCGAGCGGGCGAAGGCGAGGGCGGCACCAAGCTCGCCCTCCACTTCACCTTCCAGGCCGCGCACAAAGTCCTTGAACTCGTGCCAGCGCAGCGCAAGCTGGGAGACCAAACTTTCATGCGGGCGCGGCGGCGCCACACTGATGGCGTCGGGATCAGCCGGGGCATCCGCCAGCGCCACGGTGATCGAGCCGCCCGCTGTCAGCAGTTCGCTGTCGGCTTCGGAGCCATCCACGGCGGGATTGCTGGAGGGGGGGGCTCCCGGCGCATCGCTGGGAGCGCCTTCAGCGGCCTTGGCGGCAGCGGCTGCGCCCTCCGGATGCCCGGAGATTGCCGCCCCAAGCGCGGCGATCGCACCCTTGCGGTTCGGGCCAGCCTGCTCCGCTTCGAGTGCGGCGTTCAGGGTGTCGAGGTCGACGCCGTCAAGGTGGGCTGCGAGAAGAGCCACGGGCATGGCGACGAGAGCGGCGGCATCCGCCTGGATGGTTTCCTCGCTCATGCGAACACCAGCACGTCAATGGTGCCGGCAGCCAGCGTGTTGCCGGCGAGGCGCGGCGCGATGTTGATGGTGAAGCCGGTCTGCGAACGCCCACTGATCCACACGGTGGCGTCCTGACTGGGCGTCACCTGCACACCATAGGAGGCGGGCAGCTCGAGCCCGGTCAGCGCCACGGTGACGGCTGCGCCAGCGCTGCCGCCGGCGGCATTCGCGAGCTGCTTCTTCATCAGGAGGATGAGACGGTCTTCCTGCGCAGGGCCATCGCCCTTGCTGGAGACGGCGACGGTATGGAGATCCTTGGCCATGGTCAGTCCTTGGTCTGGTCGGCGGCATCGCGCCGGAGGGCGGGTTTGTCGTCGGGCACTGCGGGGTCGAGCACGCGCTTGCTGCCCGTTGCGGCGGCGCGGGCGATTTCAGCTTCGGTCGAGGTGAGGTTTGAGAACGGCGTGTTCAGCGGCGGCCGACCGCGCGTCTCACGGTATTCGTCCGGCGTGATCGCGTTGGCCTTGTATTCGATCGCATAGACCTCGGCCGTGCGCTTTTCGTCTTCGCGATCAAGGCCGATGAAGCGGAACTCCAGCTGCCAGAATCCAAGGCGGCGGTGGAGCGCATGGCGCGTCAGATAGGCCGCCAGTTCCTTGGCTCGTGGCTTGATCGCCTGATCCCAGTCCCGTTCTTGCGCTACCTCGCCGGTACTGCGGTTCACATCGCGCTCGATACCCAGGTTCTGCGGGCTCAGATCAAAGGCGGTGGCAATTTCAGATTTCAGAAAATCCTGATATTTCAGATAGAGCGCGCTGTCGCCTTCCGGGTACAGCCTGTGCACATTGCTGCCCTTGGTGCCCGTGATAGGCACCTTGCCTTGTCCTTCGACCTCGGCGGTCCAGTAATTGCGGAAGGCGGCGACGGTCTTCTCGTCCGTGCCTTCGCCCAGATCGAGCATGATTCCGGGCCGGGCGTTGCTGGTCAGGTTCCCGGCGAACTCGCCGACGCCCAGCTGGCGCGCGATCGAGGTGAATGCCACCTCAAGGGGCCCCAGGCCAAAAGGGCTGGCCGTGGTCGGATTGGGCCGGATATAGATCAGCTCATCGTCGCGCAGATCGATCCTGATCCCGCCGCCGGTATACGCCCCATAGCCCACCGACTGCGCGTAGCGCGCCTCATCGGGTTTTCCAGACCATCCGGGATAGACCTGGATCGAAAGGCCATCTGCGGCATAGAGCCAGAGCGGGCGGAGCGGATCCCCCGACATCTGCGTTTCGATCGCGCCGGCGCCAACGAGGATGTCTTCGATCACCTGCTCAGCCAAGCTGCGCCAGGCGTCATCGGCATTCGGGTTCTTGAGGCAATAGGTCGCAATTTCGGCTTGCCGCTGCAACTCGCGGCTTTCCTTCACACCCGGCGCCGGGACGATTTCCCAATCCAGTTCGACGATCGGGTTCTTGATCGCGTTGATCGCCCGGCGGGCATAGGGCGTCTGAGCGAAATAGCGCAGGTTGCGCGGCGTGGCCTTCCAGACCAGACGTGATCCTGTGTGCCCTTGCCCCATAGGTGCGTAGTTCGGGAACGGATTGGTGTCGCGCTTGGGCTGCGCCGGGCGTCGCCCGAAACGAGCGCGCTTGAGGCCTTCAGCAAGGATCGAGCCGAACGAGGCCATGTCAGGCGAACACGAACTTGTGGCCCTGCGGCGTGATCAATTCGCCAAACGCGCGCGACAAGGCGTCGACCTGGTCGTCATGGCGTCCGTTGGGGAACATTCGCATTTCCTCTACAAGCTGGCTGTTCCACGATCCGCGCAGCATCAGCACATTTCCGACGTTAACTTGGGCCGCGAACGGCTCGGCCCTCGTTTCCTTGCTTCCCGAGTCCGGAGACGTCTTGAAATTGAACCCGGCCAGCAGGCGCCCATGATGCGTGGCCAATGTTTTTCCGGCCTGACCGGGATCCTGCGGCAGACTGATTTTGACCATGGCGCTGTCGCGGTGCGCAGTATTCAGGATCATGGCGTCGCGTTCATCAGCGCCGAGGCGGTCGCGCACCATGTCGCCGATGATAAGGCGCCCGTCCTCCATCTGCCCGAGCAGGCCGCCAGCAGTGAAGTCTCCGTTGGTCGTCGCTGCCAAGTCCCACCCGCGCACCCAGGTAATCCTCTGCGCTGGAACGGCATCGACGATGCGGATGAAGTCTGGCTTGAATAGGCCGCCCTCGGCAGGCGACGGAGCCTGCATATACTGCCCGGCAAACACATAGGGCAGCGCGCGCTCCATGCGTCGCAGTTCGGTAATCGTGTGCTTCTCCGGCCACAGCGCATTGCCTTCCGGCGTGATTGCCGCCAGGCACAGGTGCTCCCATTCTTCGCCGGTTCCGCCGCCCAGCAGCCACCCAGCAAGGTCTTCCTCGTGCAGTCGCTGCATGATCAGGATGATCGGCGTCCTGCGGCTGTTCACGCGGGATTGCAGCGTGTGCTGATACCAATCGATCACTGACTGGCGCATCACATCGGACCGGGCCTCATCGGCCTTGTGCGGGTCGTCGATCACGATGGCCCCGCCGAAGCCTTCACGCTCCTTCCCGGCGCCGAAACCGGTCAGGGTTCCTCCTGCGCCGGTGGAATACATCACGCCACCAGCATCGGTTTTCCAATGACTGCGGGCCGTACTGTCGAGGCGCGTCCCCGGAAAGATCGCTTGATATTCGGCGCTCTCCACGATCCGCAGCACGCCAGCGCTATTGTTCGCAGCCAGCAGGCCAGAATAGCTGGCGTGAATGAACTCTGCGTCGGCAGCCTTGCCCAGACACCATGCAATCCACATCACTACCGCCAGTTCGGTCTTGGAGTACCGGGGCGGGATATTGATAATGAGGCGAGTGGTGCGCCCCTCAAAAACATCCGTCAGCTTCCGGCAGATTGCGGCATGATGGTCAGCGCGAAGCCATTTTCCGCCGGTGCGCTGAAAGAACATCCAGCGGGCAAAGAAATAGAAATCAGAAGCGGCGAGCAGACGCGCCGCTGCCACTTCCTGCGGGCTCATCAAATTTCCGATGCGATCTTGCGCGCCACTTCCTGAAATTCAGCAAGGGATTGGAACCGATGCTCAATTGGGCTTCCCTCCGGCCCACTATGCTCGACACGATCCTTGAACATGCCCAGATGCCGGGCGACCTTTTCCAGTGCCGCCATTTGGTCATGCATCTTTGCCTCGATGCCGTCGCGAGTCTCCTTCATCCCGGCGTAGAGCAGTCGAGCGCTGCCCTTGAGCCTCCGGGTATCCGCGACATGCGTTCGACCGATGCCCTCTCCGTTGCATCGCGGGCAGTGCGGATGCGGCTCAGCGTTCCGGTCGAACCCAAATCCGCCCGCATTTGAAGGCTCGGCCCCAGGTTTCTTTCGGTCGCGGGCCTTGGCGCACGCTTCCTCCCATTCACTGACATCGAGCCAATGGTAGAGGTGCTTGTCGCCATGGCAGTAGCGGCATGCGCAACGGCGGTATTGGCTGATCTCGTTGGGGTCGGCTGTGGCGATAGCCCAGAGCCGCTCCAACACGCGATCAGCGGTAATCTCGGTCCGTTCCGCGCGGGCGTCCATTGCGGCCTGGATCTGCTCCGCAATGTGCGGGCGCTTGAGCAGCCGGGAAGCCGCAGTCCGGGCGCTGTGCCGGTTGCGCTTTGCGCCACCGTATCCTGCCGCGAGTGCGGCGCGCGTCGCATTCTGGTCCGGGTCGGCCAGATATTCGCGCACGAAGGCGGCCTCAAGATCGCTGTCGCGACGAGTTGCCATGATGTTTCCTCGGGGTGGCGCCCCGATACCGCACGGCGCGGGGCAGGCCGGCGGCGCCAGCAAGCCCGCGACGTGGGAGATGCCGGATCGCCTCCTTTCCGCTGTTGCTGGGCCGTGCTGGCCGGGGTGTCAGGGCGGCAGAAGGCCCTGAAACGAAAACGCCCGCAAGCCGATATGGCTGCGGGCGCATTTGTGAATGCTGAGAAGGTACGCTAGTTGCTACTCACGCGCAAGGGGTCACCCATCAGCGGTTCGAATGGCATCAGCAATCGCGCCAAGGCCCACGTCCAAGCGCTCTCCGACAAAATCCAAATCGAGCGCGGCAGCAGCCTTCTTTTGGGCATCCGCAAGCTGAAGGATAGCATAAGCGATCGCATACCCGCTATCAGTTCGAGCCCTGTCCTCAATGAAATCAGCGATATGTTGCGTCCTCGACATCAAGTCCATCTCCATTGAGTGTGTATTGAGTGTGTATTAAACCTTGCCTTGTCGTTCAATGGTGTGTACATGGTGTGTATCAGCAGGGAAATGAAAATGCGCAGCAGCGAAGTCATCAAGAAGATCATGGCCGAGGGTTGGGAGTTTGTTCGCCAGACCGGCAGCCACCGCCATTACCGGCATGCGACACGGCCGGGAACGGTGACGGTTCCCCACCCGAAATCGGATCTCGCGAAAGGCACGCTGCGGAGCATCGAGAAGCAAAGTGGGGTTAGGCTCCTCTGAGGGGAGCCAATCCAGTTTATGTGTATTTATGCGCATTGTGCATTGACATTATTACCCCCTCTGTTGATATACTCACTGATACACACATCAAGGAGCTTAGCTATGGCAACGGTTTGGTATCCGGCCATCATCGAGCGGGCAGAAGATGGCTTCAGCGTGTTCTTTCCGGACGTTCCCGGCTGCGTATCGGCCGGCGCTACGATCCAGGAGGCAGCGCGCAATGCGGAAGAGGCCCTTTCCGGGCACATCGCCGTAGGCGTTCAGCATGGTGACCACTTCGCTGCCCCCAGCGATCTGGACGATCTCGCTTGTGATCCCGAATGCGATGAGGTTTCGCGCCTTCTCGTGCGGGCCGAACTGCCTGGAAAGGCTGTGCGGATCAACATCACCATCGATGAGAGCCTGGTTGCGGCCATCGACAAGGTCGCGAAGAACCGCAGCGGATTTCTGGCCGATGCCGCACGCGAATCTCTGGCGCGGCGCCGCGAGCTGGAGGCAGCTTAGGCCGCAGGTTTGGTCCGCGCCCGGGCAATAGCCATCCCGGCCTGAATTTCGGCCATCATCTCGGCTTTGCCCAGGTGCGCGACATAGCTGCCGATCCCGATCAGCATGGCCTTGTCGGCCTCGGGCAGGAGGGTCTCAATCTTGGCATAGAGACAGGCCAGGTTGTGAACCGCCGCCACCGCCCACATGTCATCGGGCAAAGTCTTGCTGGCGCGCATCATTGCGTTGATGGCGGCAAGCTCGGGGGCTGAGAAGTCGGTTATAGCAGTCCCTCCCGCCGCAACTGCTCAGCTATCGCCGCCGGAACTCCGCCTTGCATCACGCTTTCTGGCTTTGTCAGCAGCCGCACGGCCGCGTCCCACCGGCGCAAGAGGCAGCGCGTGGCCGCCTCTACCTTATCCTGGTTGCCCTTGCGCTCAGCCAGCGTGCGGGCCCGGCGGTAGAGCGCCATCTTGCGACGCCAGGACAGCGGCACCTTGCGCCAGTGCTGGCCGCAAAGCAGTTCAGTGCCGGGCTTGTACCGGGTCGATCCGCGCCGGCAGCCGGGCACGACGCAGTTGATGCGCGGATAGGCTGGGCGCGTCATTCCGCCCTCATCTTGATCATGGTAGTAGGCACGTTCGTCCCGGCATCGGCGAAGCTGGCGACAGGAAGATCGCGCCATTCGCCTTGAAGTTCACCATGGTCGTAGCGGGCCGTGGCTGGCAGGATTGCAACGAGCGTGCCGCGCGGTTTCAAGAACCGCAGCGCGTGGTTGACGTGCTTGAGGTAGTGTCGGCCATAAAATGGCGGGTTCATCACGACAGCGTCGAACTCTGGCGCCGGCGGTTGCTCGAGAAAGTTGGTGCAAACCACGGCGTGCCCTTTCCGGCGTGCTTCGCTGGCCCGGCCAGGGTGATATTCGATGCCCAGTGCATGGTGTCCGCGCGCGCGAACCCCGTCGAGGATGCGCCCGTCGCCACATGACGGCTCGAGTACCCGCCAGACTGGCGGGTTGCCGCGGTAGTCGCGTGGGGTCGGGACACCGGCAAAATCGAGTGCAGCTTCTGCCACCTCCGGTGGAGACCAGTAGAATTGCAAGTCCTTCGACACCGCCGTGCTGGCGCTGGGCTTGACGCCCTCCGGCTCAGCATCGGGCAGCACGTCGCCGTAGAACTCAGCCAGGCCACGATTGATCGACAACAGCGCGGCGGCATCGAAGAACACATGCACATTGCCGTTTGCGAACTTGCGCACGGTGAGGCCGCGATCGGGTGCGGTGAACTCGTCCGGCTCCCGTCCATCGAAGTGACTGCGCACCAGCGGGCGACCGTTCATCACCGCGTCGGCACCGGCCCTGTGCTGGTCCTCGATATCGAGCACTTCGAGCCAGTCGAGCGGGGCCTGCCCCCGCACAGCGGCCAGAGCATTGACCATGTCCTTGAAGCGATCCCGGCCGTAGCCTCCGTGCAAGCTCGACCAGTTTCCCAGGATCACCCGCTTGGGCAGCCCTTTCTTCCCGACGCGGACCTTGCTGTGCGACTTGTAAGCCGGATCAAGAGCGCAGAACACTTCGGCGAGGCCGCGCAGGATGTGGAAGCGCGGGCGAATCAGATAATCGCCGAACGTGGCCTTGGCGTTCTCGACGGTCAGTGGCGGCGGGCTTGCCAGGTCCTTCTCGAACCGGCGCTTGTCGCTGGCGCTGGCCAAGTGGTCGATCATCAGGCGCCGGTAGACGGCGCGCCACCCCGACAGCAGGAGATTGCGGCGGATGGCTTCTGCGCAGACGCTATCGCGCGGCGCCACGCGCTCGACATAAATGCCCTGAACGGTGGCGGCGGCGTCCAGCGCGGTGACTGTGTCCTTGAACTGGCTGACGACGCGATCGGCCTCGGCCACCTTGCGCTCGTATTCCTCGACCAGGTCGGCAACAGTGAGGGGGAGGGCAATTGCACCCATCAAACCAGCTCCCCGCAACCAAGCCGCGCATACCGCGCCAGCACATCCCGATCATCAACCTCGCGCCAGATGCGGGCCCGGACCTCGATCCACGCGTCGAGCGCATCGACCAGCCTCGCGCGCGCCTTGGGCCAGCTCATTCGGTAGACCCGCGCCGTTGCGAACAGGGCGCGATCGCTCAGCACCATGTCGATAGCCATGCGCTTGGGCACCGGGAGCCGCTGTCGCCACACCGAATAGGCTTGCTCCATCCGCACCAGATGCAGGCGCTCGATCAACGCGTCGCGCGCTGATCCAGATCCATCAACCCTCGCCTCAAGGCTCGCGCAGCGCAATGATGCCGACCGTTGCAGGCTCTCGGCCACAGCAGCGATCTCAAGGGCGGCTGCAAGCTGATCCAGCGACAGCTGCCCATTGTCCGTCATCCGCATCAGGCTGCTGGCCGATTTCCGCCGCTTGGTCTTTGCCAGATGCCCAGCCTCGTCCGGCACAAAGGCGTCCTCAAAATCTCCCGTCGCCTGCTGCTCAGGGGTCAGCACCGGCTCACCGGTCTCACGCTCAATTGGCGCCATGGCGTCCAGTCTGGACTGCCACTGGGCATGCGTCTCGTCGCGGCGCTTGGCTCGCATGTCGCGCTTCGGTCGGCTGATGGTGATGGTCATGCGATCCCGGTCCTGATGTTGATCGATTGTTGATTTCGATAGACAGCCCCGTGGAGGGCTATCCGATGCTGCTTGGTGCCCTGATGGCGTTGCCTGCGGTTTTCGCACCCAGCCGGCTCGGGGGCGCAAATTTCAGCATGCTCAGCATTGCTTGGCGCGGCGCCCCATCCAAAAACAGCGCCCCGGCCTGTGCCGGCGGCGAAAACGGTGATGACGCGGTGCCCTTTGAGCATCACACGGTGCCCGGTGGGCAGGCGCACGCATGGCGCGCCGAAATCTGCGGCCAGCTCGATCACCGGGCCCGATAGCAGCGCCAGCACATCGCGATCAGGAAGGTTGCGGACCTGATCCTGATAGCGCTGGATTGCGTAGGTGGTGACGTGGATCATGCTACCCGCGCCTCCCTGTCTCCGCTCGATCGGCTATTCCGAACCTTCCAGCGTTCAAACTCAGCCGGGGGCATCATCGCACTGGCCTCATCCTCGCTCAGATCACGCGGCGGGAAGCGGCGGTCGAATGCCTTGCGCTGCTCGTCCTCGGCCCGCTGCTTGGCTGCCAAGCGCTCAGCACCGTTGCGCAGAACCACAGCCATGAACGCGGCGGGATCATCAGCTCCAGCCCCGCTGTTCTCGGCTTTTGCCAGGTCGAGCGCATGCCTGACGGCGGGCAGGCCGTGGTCCTTCACCCACCGGGCGATCTGGCCCGAACGCTTGGTGCCCAAGTATGCCTTCGCATCATCCCACAGTGCTTTCTCGGGACTGGCTTCCGGATCGCCCAATCCCCCGTTCAGGGGGTTTGGGGGTTCTATCTGGTTTCTGGTTTCTGGTTCGCGCGAATAGCCAGAATTTTGCTTATCTTTTGCCAGATCATTTTCGTTGTTTTCATTGGAATTTTTCGCATTTTCAGATTTCTTTCGCGCACCTTTCAAACCGTTTTCAGCGCGTTTTCGGCTCGTTTTCAGCGCGTTTTCGATCTCTTTTTTCGCGCGAGAATTGAACAGATCGCCGTCGCTGGTGACGTAGATTTTGCCCTTGGCGATCAGGGCTGCGCGAAGCGAATGCCACTTGCGGAGAGATACCCCCATGTAGCCAGCGAGCAGTCGATCGCTGTCCGCGACCGGGCCGCCCTTATCGTACATGAGGTCGAGCAGCGTCTGGAACGCGCCCCGCTCCTCGAGGGTCATCGACAGCGCACCGGCCAGCGCATCGCTGTGGTAGCGCTTATGGAAGGGTAGCGCGCTCATGAGCGCACCGCCTGATAAACGCCGTAGAAACGGCCCTGTGCAGCCCCTGCGGATCCATTGCGGCGCTTGGGCAGGATGAAGTCGATGATCCCCCGGCAGCGGTCCATGCGCGCCTGCCAGTCGTCGTGCTTATCGGGATCGTCGCGGGGCTCGGCCTGCATCACGTAATACTCCTCGCGGTAGAGGAAGAGGACGGCATCGGCATCCTGCTCGATCTGGCCGCTGTCGCGCAGGTCGGACAGCATGGGACGCTTATCCGGGCGCTGCTCGACCGAGCGCGAAAGCTGGGCCAGGGCCATGACGGCCACATCGTGTGCCTTGGCGATCTGCTTGAGCATGCGGCTCACCTCGCTGATCGCCTCATAGGCACTAGCCTTGCGCGATGTCGGGTGCAGGAGCTGAAGATAATCGACGATCACCAGTTCCAGCTTTTGCCCGCGTGCCGCCATTTTGCGCTTGTGCGACCGGACGAGAGCATCAAGGCGCCCGACGGTCATCGCCGCAGCATCCACGATGTGTAGCGGGAGGCCGGCGATGTACTTTGCCACGGCATTGACGGTTTCACGCTGCCAGCGGCTCAGGTTGCGCTTTTGGATCGCCGAGTATGGGACGCGATTGTCGGCGTCGTCGAAGGCCACGTCGGCAAGCATGCGGTGTGCAAGCTGATCGCGGCTCATTTCGAGCGAGACGAACAGCACGCCATGGCCAGACCGGGCGGCGCCGAGGGCATAGGACGACGAGAAAGCGGTTTTGCCCATGCCAGGGCGCCCGGCCACAATGGTAAGGCTCTTGGGCTCCAGCGGTCCGCACAGCTCATCCACGGCAGGGATGGTGCGGCATTCGACGCCCTCAATTCCACGATCCAGCGCGTTGAGCGCGGCGATCATGGCCGTTTCGGCGTCTGCCTCGTCAAAGCCTTCGCTGGCGCGCGTGGCGATGGCGGCATCAGCATCAGCAGCGATCTCGACCAGAGGACGGTTGGAGTCGGGGAGGGCGGCCATCACCTCCGACAGCGCAGAGTGCATGCGGCGGCGATCCGCAAGGTCGCGCACCTGCTGCGCCAGTTCACGAGGCGCCAGCAGTCCATGGATATTGGCCGTCAATCGGGCAATGTAGCCCCAGCCTCCAAGCTCTTTCAGGCCTTCGTCGCCATCGAGATAGGGCTTGAGCGACACGGATGTGAAGGCCCGCCCCTTGGCTTGCTCGATCAGAATGGCCGACCAGATGCGGCCATGCGCTGCGGCAAAAAAATCACCTGCCTCGACAATGGCGCTCAGGGCATCGACAAGACTGTTCTCCATGAGGCAAGCGCCGAGCACGGCAGCTTCTGCCTCAAGGTTCGCGATGATCGGCGCGCTGTCCACCTCTATGCCCCACGTCATTTCGATGTCTCCGGGATGCGCTCGAAGGCGCCGAGGAAAAGATCAAAGGCCTCCTGCCTGGCAGAAACCCATGACGGGTTCTCAGCCAGCTCAGGCGAGGCCATCTCCATAAGGACCAGAGCCTTGTGCGCGGCGAAGGCGCGGGCCGCCTGCTGCTGGTGGAAGCGGTAGGTGGGGACCATCACGACGCCCCACCCCCAATCACGATCTCGATCCGCCCGTGCTTGCAGGGCTCTCCCCAGGCGAAGGACAGGCGGAAACGATTGTCATCGACGCGCATGGCATCGGCGAGGCCGTCGAGCTGGGGCTTCATCGCGGCAATGGCATTGTCCATGTCGCGGCGGCGCTTGTCGGGGGCGCGGAAGGTGATCTCCAGCGGCACAGGGCCGGTTGCAGGTGCAGATACCTTGGAGGCCTTGGCCAGATAGAACGCATCCGACCGGGCGTCCTTTGCCACTTGGCGCTGCACACGCCAATGGATGCGCCGAGCGGCGTTAGGATTGAGGCGCCCATCTGGCCAAGGAAGCGTGAGGCGCATCACGCAGTGATCCCCTGCGCATCGTCCAGCGCCTTTCGGGCGGCAGCCAGGGCAGTCTCGACACGAGCAACTCGACTATCGGCTGAAAGGTCGGCCAGCACGCGGCGCACTGCATCCTTGACCTGCCACGATGATGCACTTGCCTTGAGGCCCAAAAACTCGATCAGAGGCGCAAATGCCGCGGCCATATCATCAGCCTCTCGGCGAGCACTTTTGAGCAATGCATCTGCCTGCTCACGGGTCTGCGCCACAGGGTCGCGCCCATCTGCCGAGGCTGCGACAAGCAGAGCCAATTCGTGGCCGATTGCCTTTCCGCGCTGGCGCAGGAATGCATTCCGAGCTTGGTTCCGAAGGCTATCCTGCTGAAACTTGTCGATCCCCGGATATGGCTCGCACACCGGGTGACAGGTAAGCAGCTTGGCCATGGCCTGGATCGAGCATGGAGTGCCAAGGTGCATGGGCCTGCGCTCAGTGCGCCACCCCCGGACAGTGCGGAACATCACCCCGCATTCGGCAGGGATTTCCTCTTTCTTCGCCAACCCATGGGGCATGGCAAAGGTGACGCTCTGGCAGTGCTCAAGGTACTTTCGCCACTTGCCAGAATTGAGGTCGCTCAGCAGGTCGCTGCGCTGCACCTTGATCTCGTAGGCGGAGATTTGCGGTAGATCATACCGATAGCGCGGGAACGCCATGATGTCGGGCCGAGGCCCAGACCATGCGCCGATTGTCGCATTCAGCCAGGTCCAGACCTTCCCGTCATTGCGGAGTCGCCGCGCCAGATCGGCGGCTAAGGCGTCATGGCCCCATTGATGTGCGGGCGCGGCCATGGTCAGAACAGCGACCCTTGCGTTTCCATGCCCAGCGCGTCGGCATAGGTCGAGAGCAATGCCTCGGCCTCGCGTCGATCGTCGGGCTTCATCTTCCGCAGGCGGACGATGCGGCGCATGATCTTGGGATCGTAACCCGCGGCCTTGGCCTCGTTGTAGACATCGCGGATATCGTCGCCGATGCCCTTGCGTTCTTCGCCCAGACGCTCGATGCGCTGGATTAGGAGCAGCAAGCGATTGTCGGTAGCTTCGGCCATGTCAGGCGTCCTTGTCTTGAAGCGCGACGGGCACGGGCATGCCGATGCGGGCGCAGATTTCGCGGGTGGTGGCGCGCACACGGGCCTTGCGGGCATCCCGCCCAACCTGACCCAGCGCGCGGGCATGATCGCTGGCGGTGGGCGCCATGGGGGCAGGGATGGGGACAGGCGCAGCAGGTGCGCGGCGCGAGAACAGGCCCATCACATTTCGACCTTGCGGCCGCGCAGGCGGGGCCATCCCGGTGCCGGGGGCGGCTCATTGCGGAACAGGAACCGGGCCCCATGCTGGCGGCAGTAATCGAGGCGCCGGGCGACCAGCTCGTTGGCGCTGGTGATGACCGCATAGCGCTCGCCGTTGCTGGTCGGTGCGATGACATCGCGGGCGCTCATGCCACCACCTTCGGGCCAGCCTTGCGCAGGATCGCGGCAATCGCGTCTCCGGCATTTTCCAGCTCGCTGCGGTGCTCGACGGCAAAGGCGGCGTCCAGAACGCCATCGCTTTCCAGCGCGGCGGCAACGGCATGCATCACCTTGGCCATGCGCGTCATGCAGGCGAAATCAGCCTGGGTCTCGGCAATGATGCCGATGCACAGCCGGTCATAAGGGCCCGTGAAACGAGATCCCCATTCGCGGCGCCCACGGGCCAGCGTGATGGCATCCATCGTGGCCGTGCCGTCGCAGTATTTGGCGGCCTGATCCTCGCTCTTGCCCAGAACGGCGCCGAGGTCGCCATAGGTCAGGCGATCCTCATGCTTGATCTGGGCGAGCGCCTCTCCAAGCGCGGCCAGCACGTTGGAAGCGGAAAAGACCGCGCGCGGTCCTGTGGATTGGCGGTGTTGCATTGCGGTAAACCACTCCCATGATGAGCGATTGCGAAATTGATGGCCGGGGCAGCGGTGTGGATGGCACCTTCCGCCCCGGCACCCGCTGGTGCGACCCGACGGGCTATTCAGTCCTTGCGCTGGGAGAGTTTGTCCTCGACCAGCATGGCGATGATGCCGACAGCGGAGAGCAGCAGGGCACCGGCAGAGAATGCCAGCGCGGCCCCGGCGCCATGATCGGCAATGGTGGTGAAGAGCGCGATCACGCGGCCCGTTCCACAGGGCGGGCAGGGAAGAGGAAGGCGACTTGCTCCGCCGGAATGGTGGTCCGAATTGAGACGGCGCCCGACCGGATCATGACGAGAAAATCACCGGTATTGAGCGTTTTGACGTGCAATGATGCATCGTGCGAATCGAACGCACGGAAACCATCTTCAGGAGCCATGGATGTCTGTCCTCGGCGATTGGTTGAAGGGATTCGAGATGACGACCAGCGACCTTATTGCTGCGATCAGCGCGGCCTTCGGTGGCGGTGGTGCGCTGGGCGCGGCTATCGGCTCGGTGCTGGCGAGACGCAGGGCGTTGAGAGCGGCGGAACCGATCATCCGCATCGAATGGGACCAGAGCGGCGAGGTCGGGGCGATCTGCTTCACCAACAGGATTGCCGAAGACTTGTTCGTCGACAGGATCGATTTCGACGGAGAGATATGGCTGGGCGTTGGCAGTTATCTGCCAAATGGGCAGCCCATCAAGGAGACCAGGCAGTTTCATGCGGGACCCGCCCTGCCGCGGCACTGGCGCATCGACGCCTCGTCGACGACGAGATTCCCATTTTCCATTCGGCCGTATGTAGTGGGCCAATCTTCAAGGCTCTCGACGCCGGAAATGGACGGCTGCGAGATGCGGATTACCATCTCTTCCAGCCATGCGACCCTGCGCCACAGGAGGATCACGGTGATCGCCAGAAGGACGGTTTGACAGGCGAGGAAGGTGATCACGCCGCCCGCTCCGTGGGGGTGGGGCGATCCGAAACAGGGGTGAGGAAGTCAGCGGGCAGGGCAACGCCGCGTGAACTGGCCACGCCTGCCAACGCAAACCGCCACCGCCACGGAATGGAGCGGCCAGCCAAGCACCAATTCGCAACGGAACCCGGCGAGGTGTTGAGTGCCTCAGCTACCGCTTTCGCGCCGCCGAGCTCTTTGATCAGTTCCTTGGACATGCCCCAATGTCACAGATTGTGAGTTTCAAGGCAAGCGTAAATTGTCACAGCCTGTGCGTGGAAGATTGGCCGCATTTACCGCAAAATGTGAGCATGGATCAGGACGACAAGAATGGCGGCCCCAACTACTTGCGAGCATGGCGGGAATTTCACCACATGACGCAGGCAGAGCTTGCTGCGAAGGTCGGCACGAATGCCAACATGATCGGCTACCTTGAAGACGGGCAGCGCGCACTTTCGCTGAAATGGCTGCGCCGCCTAGCCCCGGCGCTCAAGACGCGGCCTTTGTTTCTTGGGGAAATTGACCCCCGAAAGGCCGACTCGTTGACCATGGAACTTGCCATGGCGGTAACAGATGATGATCGCCCACAGGTGAATACGATCCTTGAGACATTCGTAAAGAAGAACGGCACCAACGGCTAAACACCAGGGGGCGTTATGGGGCGATGGATGATTGCGGGTATAGCGCTCGCGTTGGTGGGGTGTGGTGACCAAAAGCCAGAAAATACTGCGCAGGAGGTGAGTGTTAATCGTGGAGCGGCCGAGAGCGGCGGTCGATCTTCCAATCTTCCGGTATCGTCACCCCAGGAGGCTGTGGAGGCATCAGCAGTTGTCTCTGCTTACAGGGGAGATTGGGTACCGGTCGACCAAAGCAGTGCTGGCTACACGCTATACGTGGATCGGGCCTCGATTTACCCAATCTCATCCACCCGCAAGCGTGCGGATGTGGGTTACGCCGACGATTCTGGGCGAACGCTAATTCGGATCGGCTTTCACTGCGATGAAAAAATGGCTGATCGTATGGATGATGGGTTAGGCCAGGTGAGTACTGATTTGCCCGACCTAGTCGGTGATCTTCCGCGCGAAGAACCTCATCTTTCCGCGCGGGATTACGTTTGCTTTGGAAAGCGCTCCAAGCCGGAGCGAGATATGCCTGCGATCAAAGAAATTCCCGCAGTGGCGGATGGGGGATAGGCAATGGCTGAGCAGCCAAAGCCCAGCGTTTACCTCGTCCAGTTTGCCTTGGCAGCGGGAACAGAGGAGCGGGCACGCGAAGGCGTCTATCGGCAGTTCGAGGCCGCCAATGCCGAGTTGTTTGGTGGCGAGCGCAACGTCGCGATGATGGGGGCGGCCGGCCTGTCGATCGCGATATTTGGAGTTAGCCGTCTGACCGCCCGCGAAATTCGGGACCGCTACGAACGAAAGGCTGCCCTGCGCCCGCACAATGTGCTGGTGGTCCAGATCGGCAGCGAAGTCGCAGAATACCATTGGAACAATCTCGGTTCATGGCTCAAGCGCCATACCGGAAGTTCAAGCCCGTTGCTCTGATGCGTCGCCTTCCTTGCGAATTTCCGCCTCGCTGATACTCAGCTCATCAGCGAGGCAGGTGATGTCCGCACCTTCTTCGTGTGGCCAGCTCCAGACGTTGTAGCGCGCATGGCCAGTGGCTCCGTCGCTGAAAATGCGCTTGACCCGGACTTCAGCAGGCGCTGCCAAGATGATCGAAATCTGCCACATCTTCGTCGCCAGCCAAGCCAATGGGCCATGCGACAGCCAATGCGGCGGCACATTCTTGTAGATCCAGTATTCGAACCGGCGCCCGCGCGGCACTTTCACCTTGACCATACCACCTCCATCAGGGCGCCATTTGGCGTCCTTTTTTGCATGCGCAATCGATAGGTGAATCGCTTCAGGTCTGGCAATCACAATCTGTGAATTTTTCCGCTTGACCGAATAATCACAATCTGTGAGCATCTCTCCATAGCCGCACAACGCGGCGTGGAGACCGCAGATGCCCATCGGCACGCACCTCGAAATTCCCGCCTGGCACCAGACCAGCGCCGCTCAGGCCGTCATCGCCAGCATTGCCCCCACCTCGATGCGCATCATCAAGCGCACGCGCGTTGTGGGGCCCGACTATTTCTCGTGGACCTTTCCTGAGGAGCAACGCCGGGCGCTCGAAGCTCTGCGCGATGCCGCCGCGGCGAAGATCGTGGGCTTCACCTTCCGTGAGGCCGAGAACAACGACGAGCGCCGCGAATTCGTCTCGGTCTGGGGCCAGCTTCCCGATCTCGATGATGCCTTGGCGCCCCGCTTCGGCAACCCCGAGGCACTGGCTGCGGCGTGGTGCTTCCACGATGTCGATCACCTGAACCGCATCTGGCAGGCCGAATGCGCCCGCGCCGATGCCGCGCGGGAGGCCGCGTGACCATGACCCAGCAGACCACCTATGCCGACTTCGACCGCCTGCTGGCCGCCTGCCAGCGCGCCAACGAGGCCGAGCGCGCACAGCTCGCGGCGATGGCCAATATGGCCCGCGCGGCCCGCGCCGAAATCCGCAAGATTGTGGAGAGCATCCAGTGAGCGCGCCCGAACCTACCCGCCGCGCCTGCCCGGCCTGCGGAGACAGCACGCGCCTCTATCGCGATGTCGAGCAGGTCTGGAACCCGGTAACGGGCGAATGGGAATTCGCCGGAACCATGGGCAAGGCAGATTGCTCGACCTGTGACTGGTCCGGCACCGAGGACGAGACCGAGGGCCCCCTCTGTCAGGGCTGCGGCAAGCCCGAGGCGGCATGCAGCGCAAATCCCTGCGCGGCGGTTGCTGCGGATCGGGGATATGGAGTTACCGCACGAGGTGCGGCCTACGTTTCCCTTTGCGCTTGGGTCGAATGGCATCGCCGCGCGACTACCGACGACGATTGCCAATATCTCAACAGCACTGCCTGGGCAGACGCCGCCACGCTCGCGAAAGAGACCGCAGCCACCCTTGCTGTGCTCAGCGGGAAGGGCTGAGGGATGCACCACCCCATCGCCTTCGCCGCGATCATCGGCGCCGCTCTCACGCTTCTGGCTGTCGCCATGGCCGCGCCGCGCATCGCCGGAGTCCGTCCCGATCATGCCGTCCTGCGCGCCAGCGTCGGAATTGCCGGGCTGCTGGTGATCCCCTTTTTCATCCTCGTCGTGGAGGCCGTTTTCAATGTCTGACAACGAACTGATTGTGCCCGCTATCAAAGGCATGAATTCCGATATGACCTGCCGCGGCTTCCAGTTCGAGCCCGGGAAGGCCTACGAGCACACCGGTACGGTGCAGGCCTGTGGAAGTGGCTTTCATGCCTGCCCTACTGATCAGCACCCGCTTTCTGTGTTTGGGTACTACGCCCCGGCAGGTTCTCGCTTTTTCGAAGTCACCGTCAGCGGGAAAACCAGCGTCCAGGGAGACAAGATCGCAGCAGCTCGGATTACCATTGGTGTTGAGATCACGATCTCCGATCTGGTCAAGCGCGCGTGGGACTGGGTGTGGGCCCGCTGCACGTTGGAAGATGGCAGCAGCGCGACCGGCACTCAGGGCGCGGCCAGCGCGACCGGCTATCAGGGCGCGGCCAGCGCGACCGGCTATCAGGGCCGCGCCTCCGGAAAGACCGGAAATGCCCTGTTCGCAGTCGAGCGTGAGCCATATCCATCCTACAAGATCATGTCGGTAGCCTGCGGTATCGTGGGGCAGGACGGCATCGAGCCTGATCGCTGGTACGCATGTCGCGATGGTAAGCTGGTCGAGGTGGCGGAATGACCCGCATCCATACCCCGATCCCGTCCATGCGCTCGTGCCGCACCGGCACCGCGCACCCTCCACTCTACGCCGTTCCCAGCATGGCAGAGTGGGCCGCCCAACACCATGTGCCGCGCCGCCACTGGCTGGCCCGCATCCTCTCCACGCGCGCCTCGCAGGCCTCTCCCTGTGCGCTCAACCGCGTCCCAGCCATCGAGGCTGGTCGGGATGCCAACCGGGAGGACCGGTCGTGAATGCTCATACCAAGATCGAATCTACCAAGCCGACTGGCCTTGCCCTGCTGCGAGAGCCGTTCCCGGCAAACCTCATTTCAAAGCTGCCGAAGCCGTACAAGAAGGATGCGCAGAAGGGCCGCTGTGGCGAATGCGGTGGATGGCATGGGCTACCTGCCGCGCACCTCGACTATGTCGGCCACGCCGCACTGACTGATCGCCTCCTCGATGCTGACCCGGAATGGAACTGGGAGCCGATGGCTCACAACCAGGACGGAAGCCCGGCATTCGACCAGGCCGGTGGCCTCTGGATCAAGCTCACCGTCTGCGGCCAGACCCGGCTTGGCTATGGTCATGCTGATGGCAAGCGTGGCGGCGACGCGATCAAGGAGGTGATCGGCGATGCCCTGCGCAATGCCGCTATGCGCTTTGGCGCGGCCCTCGACCTCTGGCACAAGGGTGACCTTCATGCCGACGAGAGCGAAGATGGCACGCAGGCATCGCAGGGCGACCAGCATAAGGCCGAGAAGCCCAAGAATGCCGCCAGCAACAAGTCTGCGAGTGGCATGCCCGATCATGCCTTCGCCAAGTTGCAGCAGCTCCTGGCAGCTACCAGCACCACGCCTGACATCCTCTGCGGTCACTACAAGGTCGATCATATTGGCCAGCTCACCGAGGCCCAGTTCAACGATGCTGTGCAGGTGATGGAGAACCAGCTCGCAGAAAAGGCAAAGCGCCAGAGCGATGAGCGCGCCAGTCGTGAGCAGCGGAACCGCAAGAACGAATTCGCCGGGGCTGATCTGGGCGACACCAACTTCTGAAAGGCAATCCAATGACCACGATCTACAAGGGCTCGCGTGGCCCTGTCGAAATTGCCACCATGAACGGAAAACATGCCGCGACCGCTGCTGCCAAACTGCGCCGCGAAGCGCCGGAGCGCGTGGCCGAGATCGAAGCGCTCGAAGCGCACGCCGCCCGCATGGCCGTCGAACACGCGCCCGCATCGATCGGCGACAACGGCGGCCCGCCGCTTGAAGAGCCAGCCAAGCTCTCGGGCCGCAATGCGGTCGAGGTCCATGTTGGCGATCTGCTCACCGAGGCCAGCAATTGGGCCGATGGGGTTCCGCTGGAATCTCAGGAGCAGGCTGACCAGGTGGCCAAACTGGTGCGCATGCTTGAGCAGGCTGGCAGGCAGGTCGATGCTACCGCCGACGAAGAGAAGCGCCCGCACAACGACGCGCTGACCGAGATTGGCAACTGGCGCAATGCCTGGATGGCCAAGGGGCTCAAGCGGACGCCCGATGGCAAGATCACCACCGCGCTCGCCGCGCTGGGCCGGCTGTCGACCGGATGGCTGGTAAAGCTCGACAACGAGCGCAAGGCCCGTGAGGCCAAGGCCGCCAAGGAAGCCGCCGCCGCTGCTGCCGCTGCGCTCGCTGCCCGGCAGGAAGCCGAGGCGACCACTGACCTCGCCGTCGTCGAGGACGCGCAGGACAAGATGACCGAGGCCATGTCGCTGATCAAGCAGGCCCAGAGCATCGGCAAGGCAAAGGTCAAGGTCGGGGGAGGGGAGGGCTTTCGCGCGCAGACTCTGCGCTCGACCTGGTCGGCGATCCCCACCGGCGAAGAAGGCGCATGGCCTGCGGCGCTCAAGGCACTTCTGCCTGATGAAGCCTTTGCGGCCGACCTGCGTGAACTGATCCAGCGCCACGCGAACCGCCTGGCGCAGACCGAGGCCGGGCGGGGCAAGGGGCTGTCTGGCTTCACTTTCCACGAAGAACGAAAGGCAGCCTGATGGCCAGCGTCAACAAGGTGATCCTGATCGGCAATCTCGGGGCCGATCCTGAGGTCAAGTCCTTCCAGAACGGTGGCCGCATCGCGAACCTGCGCATCGCCACGTCCGAAGCGTGGAAGGACCGCCAGACCGGCGAGCGCAAGGAGCGCACCGAGTGGCATAGCGTGTCGATCCAGTCGGAGGGCCTTGTCGGCGTGGCCGAGCGCTACCTGCGCAAGGGGAGCAAGATCTACATCGAAGGCCAGCTGCGCACCCGCAAGTGGCAGGACCAGAGCGGGCAGGATCACTACAGCACCGAGATCGTGCTGAGCGGCCCGCGCGCGCAGCTGGTCATGCTCGACGGTGCCCAAGACAATCAGGGCGGTAGCCAGCGTGGCAGCGGGCAGGGCTGGGGCGATCAGCGGGATGAGCGCCAAGGCGCCGCGCGCGGTGGCTGGGGTAACCAAGGCGGGAATTTCGCCGATGATTGCCTCGACGACGAGATTCCCTTCTGATGCTGCCCGCCCGCCTCCCCAAGAAGCCAAAGCGCGACAGCCGATGGCGTTCGCAAGCGCACCTGGCGTTTGTCCGGTCGCACCATTGCAGCGTGGCCGGATGCACCGGCATGCCGATTGAGGCCGCTCATGTCCGCCTCGGCTCAGGTGCCGGTATGGGCCAGAAGCCTGACGACTGGCATGCTGTCAGCCTTTGCCGCGACCATCACGCTCGCCAGCACGAGGTTGGAGAGCGCACGTTCTGGGCTGGCATCGATGTCGAGGCCCTGATCGACGCCTTCTGCCGCGCCAGCCCGCGCGCTGCCGAAATTCGCCGTACCCGCAATGAAAGGTCTGCCGCATGAGCACCGCCGACCGCCCGCCGCTGCTGTTCAAGTCTCACTTGGGCATGCTTCGCCCCGCCAATCGCGCGGCCGAGGAAGCCATGCGCGAGATCAAGGGCACCGTCCGCTGCGAAATCAAAGGTGGCATCGCCAACCAGCGGCGTCGCAGCCTGTATTGGGCGGTCGCGCATCTGGTCGTGCCGCTGCTGAACGATCTGCACGGCATGACGCTGGACGAGCAGGATCTCCACGATATCACCCGCGCCAAACTGCGCATGTGCGATGAGTTACGGCTACCCAGCGGGGAGGTTCACCGCAAGCTGTGGTCCACCAGCAACCGTGCGATGAACGAGGCTGAACGGGCTGCCTTCACCGACAAGGCGCTGGCGCTTTGGTCGACATGGTGTGGCGTGGACGTGATGACCTTGCGCGCCGAAGCGGAAAGGCTGGCGGCATGAGCTGGTCCCCGCAACAGGAGCAGGCGATTGCTGCCGTGCGCGCCTGGCTAGCCGATCCGAGCGGCGCGCAGGTGTTCCGCATGTTTGGATATGCCGGTACCGGCAAAACCACGCTGGCGAAGGAGCTGGCGGGCGAGGTCAAGGGTGCCGTCCTTTACGCAACCTTCACCGGCAAGGCCGCGCTCGTGCTGCGCAAGAAGGGCTGCGAGGGCGCATCGACGATCCACTCTCTGATCTACCGGGTGGAGGTGGACGACCGGACTGGTGAAGCCGACTTCATCCTCGACCGCGATTGCGCGCTGGCGAATGCGGCTTTGCTCATCGTCGACGAGGTGTCGATGGTGGGTGAGGATCTCGCCAAGGATCTGCTCAGCTTTGGCCGTCGCATTCTGGTCTTGGGCGACCCTGCACAGCTACCGCCGGTCAAGGACGAAGGGTTCTTCATCAAGGCTGATCCCGACATCATGCTGACCGAGGTGCACCGGCAGGCGCGCGATAACCCGATCATCCGCATGAGCATGGACATCCGGGCCGGAAAGCCGCTGGCAGCGGGCGCCTATGGCGACAGCCTGGTGATCGGCCAACGCCAAATTGACCGCGACGAGCTGGCCCAGCGCGTTCTCGGCGCCGACCAGCTGCTATGCGGCCTGAACCGGACTCGCACGAACTACAATGCCCGCATTCGCCAGTTGAAGGGCCTGCACGGCCGCAATCAGCATTGGCATCCGGCAGCGGGCGATCGGCTGATCTGCCTGCGCAACAACAGCGACAAGCATCTGTTCAACGGCGGACTGTGGGATGCCGAAGACGTGACTGATCTGGGCGGCAAGCTGTCAGTGATCGCGCGATCGCTCGACGAGAAGCGCGACCCGGTCGAGGTCACTGTCTTCGAGCAGTTCTTCAACGGGTCCGAGAAGGACATCCCGTGGCAGGAAAAGCGCGGGACGCATGAGTTCACGTTCGGATGGGCGATCACCGTGCACAAGTCTCAGGGCAGCCAATGGTCGAATGTCATCGTGTTCGACGAGAGCGGCGCCTTCCGAGAAGCGCGCCGCAACCACCTCTACACCGCCGTCACCCGCGCTGCCGAGCGCGTCACGGTGATCGTGTGAATCACGGAGCCACCATGACCACCGCCACCCTACTGCGCCTGACCGATCCGGCTGCTGCCGAGGCGACCATGGCCGTCATCGTCAACCGCCACCTTGAGATGAAGCGCACCATCACCGCAGACGACACGCTCGCTGACTTGGGCATCATCTGCGAGGCGCACCTGATCAGCATCCAGTGCGACGTGGAGGAGCAGTTGGTCGGCGATGAGCTGCCCCATGGCGCCGTGCGCGCCGACATGACGCTGGCTGATCTGGTGGCGCTGGTCGAGAGCACGCTGGGGAGGGCGGCATGACTATGACTTATGGCAGCATCTGCTCGGGCATTGAGGCGGCCAGCGTGGCTTGGCACGCGCTCGGATGGCGCCCGGCCTTCTTTTCCGAGATTGAGGCCTTTCCCTGCGCCGTTCTGGCGCACCGCTTCCCCGCCGTGCCCTGCCATGGCGACTTCACCACCATCGGGGCCGATCAATATGGACCAATTGACCTTCTTGTCGGAGGAACCCCCTGCCAGTCGTTCAGCATCGCAGGCCTTAGAGGCGGACTGGACGACAGCCGTGGCAACCTCGCGCTTGAATTTCTGCGCCTTGCTGATCGCAAGCGCCCCCGATGGCTGGTCTGGGAGAACGTCCCCGGCGTCCTGTCGTCGAACGGAGGACGGGACTTTGGTTCCATCCTCGGGGGCATGGTCGAACTCGGGTATGGCGTCGCCTACCGAGTCCTGGACGCTCAGCACTTTGGAGTTCCACAGCGGCGCCGTCGCGTCTTCGTTGTCGGATATCTTGGAGACTGGCGCCGTGCCGCAGCAGTTCTTTTTGAGCGCCACAGCCTGTCGGGGCATTCTGCGCCGCGCCGCCAAGCGCGGTCGGCAGTTGCCGCCCTCACTGCAAACGGCGTTGGAACATGCGGCGTAGATGACAATCAAGGACAGGCCGGGCACCTGATCCCCGATATCGTAGGCCAAGCAATGAGCGCAAAGTGGGCCAAGGGCACGGCAGGGCCGGCAGGGGACGAGCACCACAATCTGATACCGGTAGCGTTCCCTGCTGAAATGTCCGGCACGCAATGCGCCTCTGCCGTAGATCGATCTCCCGCGCTGTCTGTCACGCACACGATGGCTGTGGCCTACCCGCTCCAAGAAGTCGGCAAGCGTACTGGCGTGAGCACTGATGACCATCGCGCAGGTATCGGAATCGGCGGTGAGGCTGATCCCATGTTTACGCTGCAAGCCGGTGCACAGCATGGTGTTGGTACTGCCCATGCCGTCCGCCGCCTGACGCCCACGGAATGCGAGCGCTTGCAAGGCTTCCCCGATGGCTGGACCGACGTTCCCCATCGAGGAAAGCCTGCCGCCGACGGCCCACGCTACAAGGCGCTGGGTAACAGCATGGCCGTGCCCTGTATGCTTTGGCTGGGCCAGCGCATCCAACAGGTCGAAAATCTTGCCAGGGAGACGGCCTATGCCGCGTAGTCCCGACGAAGTGCGCAAGGCGAAACGCGAGTTCATGGCCCGCAAGCGCGCCGAAGATCCCGATGGCGCGCGCGCCTACAGCCGGAACTATCACCAGCGCAATCGAGAAAAGCAACTCGACAAGATGCGCAGCTACTACGCCCGCCGCTTTTTTTGGGGACGGGCCATGAAGTTGCGTGGTGCGGGGAAAGCTTCGACCGCAGATTTGGCGCGGCTTTGGAAGTTGCAGCGCGGTCAATGCGCCATGACCGGGCGCCGTCTCACGCGAGACACAGCCCATCTTGATCACATCGTTGCGAAGGCACGTGGGGGGACAGATGCGATCGGCAATCTTCGTTGGGTTTGCACAGAGGCCAACCTCGCCAAGCGCGAATTGAGCGACGCTGAGTTTCTGGCGCTGTGCTCTGACGTCATGGCTTGGATCGGAAACCGTATCGCGATGGTCGAGGCCATCACGGATGCGGCGCGAAAAGTCGTCGCATGAGCTTGGCCATGTGCCTGGAACGCCTGCGCAGCGAGACCTTTCCGGGCCTCGCCGACGCGATTGCGGAGCAGTGGGGGGCTTTGCTGCTCAACCCTGCCCAGCCCGATTTTTTCGAGAGGTTCGCGGCATGACGATCTTGGCTTTCCTTTCCTCGAAATCTCCCAGCGAGCAGGTGTGGTGGGACTTGAACAAGTCGCGTTCTTTCTTGCGCGAGCGATTGGATTGGAGTTTTGGCATACAGAAAAAGCTCCGGTTTAAGGGGCTGTCCAATCCCGCTGCCTGCGGTTTTGCAAGGCGGCCTTGGAGGGCTCCCCGCTCGATGGCGCCTTCTGTCACGGGTTTCCTCGTGCGGGATTTCCGGAGAGGGCTGTCCGCATGACCTGGCCCTTCGGCACCCTGCGCCCACTGTCCTATGGCGCAATCATCGCGGACCCTCCCTGGTACTTCCGCAACTACAGCGCCAAGGGCGAGGTGAAAAACCCGGTGGCCCATTACGACTGCATGGGGACCGCCGACATTGCCGCGCTGCCGGTTCACCAGCTGGCCGGGCCGGACTGCGCGCTGTTCATGTGGGCAACCGCGCCGATGCTGCCGGATGCCATCCATCTGATGCAGGCATGGGGCTTCACGTTCAAGTCGGCCGGCGCCTGGGCGAAGCAATCGAGCACGGGCGAGCGCTGGGCATTCGGCACCGGCTATTGCTTCCGCTCGGCCGCCGAGTTCTACCTGCTCGGCACGATCGGCAAGCCCAAGGTCAGGTCGCGATCGATCAGGAACCTGATCGTTGCTCCGGTGCGCGAGCATAGCCGTAAGCCTGACGCCTTGCACGCCGACGTCGAAGCGCTTTACCATGGCCCCTATGCCGAGCTGTTCGCGCGCCAAGCGCGGTCCGGGTGGGAAGCATGGGGTAACCAGACCGATCTTTTTCCAAAGGAAGCAGCATGACCCAGCTTCTGACTGAGGCTGAGGCCGCCCGACGCCTGCTTATCAGCCTGTCGAGCCTGCGCGAGATCCGCAGGCGCGGCGGCATCCGCTATGTTGCCGTCTCGACCCGTCGAATCGCCTATCGACCCGAGGACTGCGACGATTATGTTCAGGCACATGTGCGGATCGAGCCGTCGCGGATGAACGAGAAGCCCAAGGGGAGGCAGAAGTCTGTCAGCGGGGCGCGGCCCGAGGCCAATGTCGTGCCGTTTAGCCAGCGAAAGAGGCAAGTGCGGTGACCATCTACCGGCCCAAGGGCAAGCCCTTCTACCACTACGACTTCCAGATGAAGGGCATCCGTTATCACGGATCGACGCACTGCGTGTCGAAGCGCGACGCGGAGCGTTACGAGCGCGACCTGCGCACCGAGATTGCATCGGGCCGCCGGGAGAAGCCGACGATCACCCTCGACCTAGGGGCGGGGCTCTATTGGGACGACAAGGGCCAATTCGAAGCGAACGGCGCGACCACCGAATACCAACTGGGCAACTTGGTGCGGCTGATCGGGGGGACAACCTTGGCCCACGACATCGACGATTTGACCGTCAGCCGGTTCGTTGCTGTGCGCCGATCAGAGCGCAAGCGCCGCGGCGTGCGCAAGGTCCGGCGCGTGAAGAAGGGTGAGCAACCTTCGCCACCGCCGCCCCTCGTGTCGAATGCGACCGTGAACCGCGAGGTTGAGTTGCTCAAACGGCTGATCCGGTTCCTGTCCGGCCGCTATCGAATCGGCGAGATCGACTGGAAAAAGCACAAGCTGGCGGAGAAGCAGGAGCGCATTCGCGAGGCATCGCCCGAGGAGGAAGATGCCCTGTTTGCCCGCCTGCGTGCGGAAGATGCGGACCTTGCCGACCTGGTTGAGTTTTCCTTGCTCTCAGGCCAGCGCAAGAACGCGATCGTGACGCTGCTATGGTCGAAGATCGACCTCAAGCGCGGTACTGCCTCGGTCCACACCAAGGGCGACATCTGGCACACCTTCCCGCTGACCCAGCGCATGAAGGAGATCATCGCCAACCGCCCCAAGAAGGACAGTGGCGGCTTCGTGTTCAGCTATGTCTGCAAGCGGCCACGCCCTGAGAAGCCGGGTAAGCCTCAACGCCTGGCCGGTCACCGCTACCCCTACAGCAAACAGGGCTGGGACCGGACTTGGCGGCGCATGCTCAAGGAGGCAGGGATCACCGATTTCCGCTTCCACGACCTGCGCCATACCAGCGCCACGCGCCTTGTACGATCAAGCGGAAACCTCAAGGCAGCGCAGAAGCTGCTCGGCCATGCGCGCATCGAGACGACGGCCCGATATGCCCATGTGACGGGCGACGATCTGCTCGAAATTATGGAAAATGCACACCACTCCCGACATAGTCCCGACCAAGGGCAATTGGGTGAGGTGGAAAATCTAGCGAAACCAACGCTTAGGCGGGTAAAGTGAAGGCTGCTCCCAAAGCAGATGCGCTACCAGGCTGCGCTACTCCCCGACACGGCCTTGCCCTTAGGTCTGCGCAGGGAGGCGTGCAAGAACAAACTTGGCGTGAGGCGCCTCAGGCGGCCACGCTGAAGCGGGTGGCGTAGCGCTGCGAGATCTGTTCGACCGGCAGGACCACGCAGACATCGACCGTGTTGAATGCATGGTCGATGAAGGCGCCGTCGCCAAACAGGGCGCCGCACCGCAAATAGCCTTTGACCAGTGGCGGCAGGCGCAGCATCGCGCGGCGTTCGTCGTAGCTGCCCCGTGCGAGACGTTCGAGCGTGACCGCCTGATCGGGCCCGAGTTCCCCGCGCAGGCGGGGGCGGCGTTCGGCGGGGGCCAGGCAGGTGTGGGCCAGCAGCGAGAGAGCCTGCGCATGGGCGTCGGGGTCGGTGCCGGGAAACGAGGCGCAGCCGAACATCAGGCCGATGCCGTGGCTGGCGATGTAATCGGCAATCCCGCGCCAGAGCAGCGAGATCGTCGCGCTCGTGCGCCAGGCCGGGCGCACGCAGGAGCGGCCCAGTTCGAGCAGTTCGCCACCCGGTCGGCTGCCGGGCGCCATCAGCGGGGAAAGATCGAATTCGCCGGCGCTGTAGAAGCCTCCGGCCCGGTGTGCGACGCTTTCGCGCAGCAGGCGATAGGTGCCCACCACGCCGCCTTCGGCCAGATGGGTGCCCGGCTCGTCGGCGTCGATGACCAGCAGGTGGTCGCACAGGGCGTCATAGGGGTCGGTGTCGAGGGTGTGCAGCACGTCGTGCGCCTGAGCGCCCATCTCGGCGAAGAAGACATCCCAGCGCAGGGCCTGGACGGCGGCCAGATCCCTGTCGTCACGCGCCAGCCGCACTGTCAGGCGGCGTTGTTCCCTTGGCATCGTGCCTGCGTGTGTCATGCGTGTGTCGCCTCCGTTCGGACGGCTCTAGCGCATCACGATGACACCGGTTTTGCACAACGATGATGGTTGCGGGTCAGTTCGCCGCCACCTGTCGCCGTGTTGTCGCATGAAGGGAGGGGGAAGGGGTGGTAGGCCCGGCAGGATTTGAACCCGCGACCTAGCCGTTATGAGCGGCCAGCTCTAACCGCTGAGCTACGGGCCCCCTTCGGGACAAGCCGTTAGTGGAGGGGGGCGTGCTTGGCAAGCCGGCACGAAGGCAATTCGTGGGGGATCGTTTTTGGGGGCAGGCTCTTAGAGCCCGACCCAAAAGTCCTTCGGGTCGGTTTGGCGGGTCTTTTGCCCCACCACGGCGTCGGCTGTTCGCCACGATGCTTCCAGCATCGCTGGGCTCGCAGCCTTCTTGTGGTGACCCAAAATCCCTCGCCAAACCTCCGCCGCCCGACTTTTGGGTCGGGCTCTTATATCTGTGCGGCCTGCATGATCTGGGCAACCCCGGCCGGGCGTACCCCGCGCCGGGCCAGATGGGCAAAGACCGTGCGCCACCAGCCGTAAAGCTGGTCGAGCTGGTCGTCGTCGCGGACATAGGGCGTGTTGCCGGGGCGCAGCGAGGGGCTGTGAAACGAGAAGACCAGCACCGGCAGGCCATCGCCGAGCGCGAGGTCGATCCCGGCGATGGCTTCGGCTGCGCTGACCCCTTCGGGGGTGAGCGGCACGCGGTTCAT